CTTGGCATTTGCCTGAGGGACGGTCCTTGCCTTGGGTCCATTATATTCCCGAAGATGGGAATATGATGTAGCAAGGGCAATTGCGTTCTCTCGGTCGGTATCACGCATGATAGGCACTCCTTAATTAACCATTCAAGTCCCCCGACTCGCACATAGAGTCAACGCATAGAGTAAACATACGTTGCATACCAATAAAGAAATAATTCTGTGACTAATTTGTTTCACGTGAAACATTTTATCCATAAAAGAAAAAGGGGAAAGGCTACTTGCCAATCCCCTTATTCTCGAATGGTAGGGTTATTACCCCGCCATCACCTCGGGCGCCTTCGCCTTCGCAGCCTTCGCAGCAGCCCGGCGGGCCTTGTCGGCAGCGGCCTTCTTCGCCTTCTTCTCGTCGGCGGTCAGGGCCTGCTTGACATCGGCGACCACGGGGGCGGCGGGCGTGGTCTCGACCGACACCACCTCGGCGACCTTCGCGGGCTTCTCCGCCTTCGGCTTCGGCTGGCGGGTGAACTTCGCTTCCCAGCCCTCGGGGAAGTTCTCGGGGTTCTTCAGGCGGTAGGAGACGACCTCGCGGCCATTCTTCACCACCTCGATGATCGCACCCGCCTTGCGGCACTCCCAGAGGTACGTCGAAAGCCGGTAGAACTCGACCCCAGTGTCCTTGGTCGCGGCCTCCAGGGCCTCCTTGGACATATCGCCCGTCTTGAGGGCATTCAGGATGTGGAAATACTGCTTGACAACGGCCATGGTAACTCTCCTTAGTGTGTGTGTGCAGTGTCTTAAAGCGGTGTGCCTCTCGATCACTGTGATTACATCTTATATTGCCCGGTCGGTCTTGTCTACATGGAAATGTGAAATTTTATTTCGTTTTTCGTATCCTGCCTCCAATTGTTAATGCCATAGACGAATGCAAAGGGTGAAACCATCCTCATCAATGAGGAATAGTGCCAGATCGGTGACAGATGCCTTGCGGTGATCTTGGAGGAGTTCAAAAGCCCTTTCGGCTTCTTCCTCCGTCTCATAGACATAATGGTAAAAGAAACCATCATCCGTCACATCAAGGCGATAGTGTTCCTTTGCCATGACTATCTCCGGAAAAGCTGGTAATCGATGCCGAAGTAGGCAAAGATTACCATTAGGGTGATTACGTAGTACATTTTTCAATGCTCCCATACGGTCATTTATCATGGGAACAAGAATATCATACCGTTTTTATTATTTCAAGCATTTTTTGGTCGGTACACGCGCCGATATGTTCATTTTCACCTATTTTTCATACCTGTAAAATATGCATACCCAGGTATGTAATTGGTTAAAATTTTATCTATTCCTCATCCGCCTCGATTTCTAACAGATTATGGATGGCAGCGGCCTCGGTCGCACCATAACCATAATTACCCTTTTCCTCTTCACCATCCCTATAGGCACACCAATCCTTGGATCGGTCGGGAATGGGAGGATCAATGAATGTGGTGATAATTAGCCTTAACTCTTTCATTGATAATCCCTCGCATAGTCTGGATCATCTGGTGGGACACCCCAATCGGCAGCATCACCGAGAGTCTGGTAGGCTGCATCATTGTTGGCGATCATTGAAATCATCCAATCAGGCAGCTTTTCTGCGGTTCCACCGATGATAGTACCGGACAATATCTCCAGTTCAGGTGGATCGGCTGGCAGACCACCATGTGAATAGGAAGGAGGCGTCTCTGGATGACCCGGTGTCACGGTATATTCGATATTCGCCACGACCTCGTTTTCGATACCAGCGATCATCACAAGGATTGGCAGATTGAAATGGTATTTCATGACCTATTCACCCCAAATGGTGTCGAGATACTTCCAGGCCTCGGTGGCGAGGATATATTCCTTGCCGCGTTCCTCGGTCTCGTCCCAGAACTGGACCACGCCCTTGTCCATGAGGGCGGACCAGGTCCCGGCAGCCTCATGCTTGGAGAAGCCGGCATCAATGAGGTCCTTGGGATTTACCCAGGTATACTCATCATGTTCCAGGTCGGAAGGACGCTTCCCACCCATGCCATAGAGACAGGACTTGACGAGGATCATCGCCGCATTCAGTTCATTGGCGGTGAGGACGAAGGTCTTTGACATGACACTCTCCGTTTTTCTATATTGTGAGAACATCATATCATGCCGAATCGGACATGTCAATTATTTTTATTTCGGTCGGTTACGATAGGCATTCCCATTCATTAACACCTGTCGGACCGAGGCATATACCAACATTACTTCGCCTTCAGGCTCTTGTTGGTTCAACCATGCCTCGAAGGCGGCAGCTTTTTCGATATTCATCTTTCCATTCAGATAGTCATAGGCACCTTTGGTAGCCTTGACTATCTGGGCCTTGGTTGCCTTTTTATCCATATTATACATCCTCATGCCAGGTTTCACCAGGGGCCAGGATCAGATCGGTGGGAGGACATTTGCATTCTGGTGTTGCAAAAATGTTACCATTCTCACCGAGATAGAATATATGACGGGCGCCATTATATCCCTTCCCAGGAGTAAAGGCAATGGACTTGCATGACCAGCGCAGATTCGGATGATGAATGCATGTCAGGCATACATGTCTCATGGCGCTCTCCCTTAATTACGAGAACATCATATCATGCCGAATGGGCGGTGTCAATTACCATTTCACATTAGGGAAGATTTTCTTGAAGGCGGTCCGAATGTGGTTATCATTGAAGCCGGCGGCATAGGCCTCCTTCCAAATACCGGTATAGTGAATGAGGTCCCAGGTATGACGCTCATGCATGATGGTATGGGTTGTCTGGACAGGCCAGGTATGAATGGCGAGCCATTCATTCATCCTGGTATACCAGTCCTGGATGGTGTCCTGATTAATCTTATTCGCCATGATGAATGCTTTCCGGGTTGTTCAGGATATCAAATTCCCGTACCCATACGCCATCAAGAGGAAGGGACAGGCCATCTGCCTCGACAGAATCCCAGGCATCGGCAGAATTGAAATCCACCCAGCCACAGGCATTGCTCCAGAACTCGGTAGAGTTCTTGGAATTCTGGATCATCCAGACATCATAATCGGACATGATATATCTTCCTCACACTCGGAGGGTGGCAAAATCACCCTTCCGTAGGTCATGCTTGGTCACATAGGCATCGGCGGCCTCAAAAGCTTCCTGGTAGTTATTGAAAATCGCCCCATCCAGGATATCGACAGTGGTTGAAACCCAGTCGAAATGGAGGAAACCACGGCGCTGGATGTAGACCATATAGGAATCGGACATGACATTCTCCTTCAATTCATTATGGGAGCATCATATCATGCCGATTCTCTCATGTCAATTCTTTATTGTGGCGATGACTACCGTTTCCCCCTTTTCGGTGGAATAGAGGGAGGCATCATTCACCAGGTCACCAAACCCAAGGAGAAGGTGCCAGGCAGCCTTTGCCGTATATTCATCCGCATAGTCGAAATGGGATGTAATACCACGGTAGTTCATTGTGATGTGATAGAGGCGCATTTTATCCCTCCATGGGAGACATGATACGGTCGAGATAATCGGCGAGATTGCCCCAGGTAGGATTGCCATTATTCTCCCTGAATACATGGATAATTTCGTTTTCCAGAATTTCGAAGGGAAAACCTGGTTGGGAAAGACGACCCACCTCATTATATTCGTTCGATCTGGTGGCGGCGACGATACCCCATTGGAGGTCAATGCCCTTGGAGGCAATGTACTGGGCAATAGGACACTTGCCAGTAAGGTCATGATAATCCCAGGTTTCATCCTGAGGCACGGTCGCGATGAAGGCACGGAAATCTTCGATGGAAAACATGATTATTCCTTTTCAGAGGAAATGATACTTGGAAAGGGAAGGATGGAGACCAATGGTCTCTCCGGACTCCAAATCCTTCACCATGAATTCCCCACGATCATCCTGGGTGGAAATAATGGTGCAGACGGAACCCTTCTTCATCGTGCCCTTCATGCACTGGGCATCGGCATCCAACTTGATCGTGGCACCGACGCGAATCTTATTTGCCGGAACGAAAGCCATGATGTATTACTCCCTCATTGTGATAACAGTATATTCTACCATGATGATGTTGTCAACAGAGGAATATTACCTCGAATGTGAGTCGTATACCACTTCCGGATGATCCTCGGTGGGATAGACATATATTGCCGATATACCCATCACTGGATCACGGCCATTGAAGTGAAGGAAACATTCTCCATATTCCTTGGTCTCAATGGTCAATCGCGCAGCCCCGGCGAGACTCAACATGAATACCTTGGAGATAATCTCCAATGGTGCGATCATGACCAGGTTCATCCGGATGTCTCGGACCCAGTACATCTGTTGCACATTTGCAACACTGGGCTTTTCTTCCTTTGGATGCAGTGGTGCAACCACCCAGGCGGCATCGGGATATTGCTTGGAGGCATATTCCACAGCTTCCGCCTCGTCACCGAATGGACCTTCCACGAAATTGATGTTCTCGGATATCTGGGAATCCGAGGCTAGAATGAGAATGGCAGCCATGATGGCGCTACTCCTTCCGATTCTTCACATAGTAGAAGTTGGCGATGATGAAGTCCGCCAGATAGCCATTGAAACGGACGACTCGGCCTCCATTGACCTTGGGTAGGTCCGGAAAGGTGGCATAGAGGTCTTCCAGTTCATGACCATCGGCCTGGATTTCGAATGCCCACTTGGTCATCTTCTCGGTATGCCGTAGAGGCATGATCCGATCATAGGACTGGCGATGCAGCGAAATGCTATCCACCTTGGCACCGCCATGACGTTCGGTAATGGTCACATAGAGCATTTGTTTTCTCCTTAATGATGGGAGAACTATATCATGCCATTACAGATTCGTCAAGTCCATATTTCTCGGAAAGCTGCCGGAGATAGGTCATGAAATAGGACTTGGCATTCTTATCCGCCACCCAATCATCATGGCGAAACTGGAGTTCGCTCAACTCACCCCGTGAGTTTTCGGTGGTGGTCACGAACCTGAATGGGAAATAATCGCCTCCGACGAAACCACCATGAAACAGATGGCCGATGCCCTTGCCTTCCATTTCGTCCATGTAGTCCTCATCCGGAATGTTCACGCCGATGGCGCAACCACATCCTGGATGTTCCGGAACACGATAGAAGCAGGAATTCGCCGTACGGGAACCCTTGGTGGGCTTGATACGACCATCATCCAACAACTGGGCCTGGAGACGATTCTCCTTCATTGCCGTCCAGATGTTGGTGAGAATCTGCTTCATTTCTGGAAGCTGGATGATCTTCTGTTCCATGGTCTTTGACCTCATTACTGAAAAATGATGATGCAATGTAGCAAAAGACAGAAATGGTGTCAATCACAAAATAGTGGATTTTATTGTTTTTTTATCCAATATTATCAATAGAATGGAGGGCAGGAAATACCTTTTCCTGCCTTTTGTGTAGGGTAGTAGCGTATCAGTCATCCATCCTGAGATAATGAGCGGCATTGGTCAAATCACATATGATGGTAGATTTACGCAGGTCTACCTCATAGCATTCATCCAAAATACCCCAAGGTACATTATCCTCAATGGAAATAGAGGTCAGTGTACCCATCAAGGCCCCGGATCGGCCGGAACGAACATCCCGGCCGATCATACCATAGTATTGATGAAAGGACAAGGCACTATTCCCGATATTCGGAGGGAATTTCGATCCCACCATACTTCAAGGAAAGGGTCCGAAGATGACCGATGAAATTTTCCTTGGCTCCCTTTTTTCCATAGACCCATGTATCATGGAGTCTCTGGATAGAGTCGATATCCTGGGCCATTTCGGCATCATGGATGGAAATATAGACAGGAAGGTTCAGACTTCTGACCAGGGTATTATTGGTCAGAGAAAATACAGTCCGACCTTCCATCCTCTCATTGTAGATATCATCAGGAATGTTTACCCCGATGGCACACCCACAGCCTGGATGATCCGGGATGCGATAGGAACACGTTGCATACCGCCGATTTGAGGCAGTGATGATGCCTTCATCCAGCATCACTGCCTGGAGCTTCTGCTCCGTGATTGCCTCCCAGATATTCTGGAGGAATCCTTGCATGTTAGTGATACGCAGGGTCTTGTAGGTAGACATTAGAGTGGCACCTTCTTCCAATGGGCAGCATACCATGTGCCACCCGGACATTGATAGGTGGAGAAGCGAATCATGCCCATAAGGCCATTCCCTTCCCAACCATTGAGACCTGTCTGGTCGAGGCCTTCCTGGATCAGGAACCTACGGCAATCGTTGATATCACCGTAGAAATAGGTTGCACCGTTGGATGCGACTGTTCCCTTCAATTTAGCCATGATAGTATCCTCGTCGCGTTTTACGATGGACATACTATACATTGCCGCGATTGTTGCGTCAATCGTTATTTTTCGGAATAATCCTGAATATCATGAATCCCTTGCGCGACACATCCAAGGAATATGAATAATTCCTTGGAGGATGATTCATATACATTCCCGCCACACTCTTGACATACAGGTCAGGATGTGCCTTCATCCACTTGATCGAATATTCCATTTCGATCAGTGATGGCTTGGGTAGGCTGGTCATGAAATTAATCCTTTCCAGATTCATCCAGAATGAGAGTCTTAAGGCGATCAATTTCCTCATCCCGAAGGATCAAAAGAACATGAGAACCCTTCGCGATTGCCAGGTATCGCAACCCATCATACTGGATTAGCTCGGCATTGAAACCATTGGAAAGATCAACCGACTTATATTTGGGCATTATTCAAATCCTTCCATTACATTGGAGATATAATCCCAGGCTTCTTGGTGATTTGGATGCAATTTATTCATATGAGAGAGAGGTCCTGGGAATACCGATTGGACACAATTTTCATCTTCCCTATCATCCGTACAATATACATGCCCGGTAATCACATCATGGATCACGGCCATATCATCCCAGAGATTCGGGTCCATATTAAATCCTCCGCATTTCTACATGCGAAATAGTGTATGGGAGGTCTTTCATCTTGTCAACATATACCGCCCACATAATACCAGAGAGGAAACTGGTCTCATGCCTTGTGACACGGAATGATCCGCCATTCTTGGCATTGATCCTATAGGAAATTTCGATCATGATCCACTCCAATTGGAAGGCGATGACCAATACTTCCAGGTCTTGTCATCCGGTGAGCAGTTATTATTCCAGGCATCCAGCTTCCGGAGAAACTGGAGTTCGGTCATTTCCTGTTCGGTAGCACACTCCACAATATTCCCTGAAGGAATGTGGAGAGAATAATATACCCAATGCTTCATCATAGGAGTATCTCCTGATGGGTGAAACTATTTGTGAAGTATATTATACCGAAGTCTCGGTGTCAATCGAATATTTTTGCTCCAGTTCTGCCAAAAAATTCATAAAATCTTCTTCTGCCCCCTGTTGGTTACTGGTAGTAGTTGCCCAATAATCATGGAGGATTTGGAGTCTATTGATATCAAATGCCTGAGAATCCAATACCTCGATCTTGAAGGCGATTGGTTGATCCTGGAGATTCAAACCTTTGGTTAGAGCGGGAATAGCAACATTCTCGATAATATCCGTATAGGCATCATCGGGAATATTTACCCCAATGGCACATCCACACCCGGGATGACCAGAAACGCGATACATACACCCTCCACTATCAATAATACCATCCCTCACCATGATGGCCTGGAGGCGCTTCTCGGCAATAGCCTTGCGAACGTTCGCCAGCACGGCGCGCATATCGGTAAGATCAACGATTCTCATGGCTGAACCTCCTTATATTGAGACGGAATTTCCACGTTATATTCATTGGAAATCTTCCTCAGATACTTGAAGAAACTATTCCGACGCCATTCACGTTCCGAAATGGCCGTGGCCCACAGGTCATGCAATCCCTGGAGTTGTGTCAGAATGTTTTCCACATCGCGAGTGGAAGTGGTGATGAATAGGTATTTTTCATTTTCATACCTTGAATCGGGATGCCTCAAGAGGGAATAAATGCCTTTGCCTTCCATATTGAGGTCATAGATATCATCCGGAATATTCACACCAATGGCGCATCCACAATTGGGATAACCAGGAATACGATACTTACAGGCGGCACCTTCGATAGGAGCAGGGATGATTTCCTCATCGGCCATGATTGCCTGGAGGCGCTTTTCGATAATTGCCTTCCAGACATTGAAAATGACCTGGGCTCCATTATTAATGGCAAGAGTTTTCACTGGTATTATCTCCTATTCCATAGATAAAGGCTTAAACCCACAGTCGGAACCCCTTGCAGAACCTTTTTACCCATGTCAAGGCCGACCCGCAAGAGTTTATACAGTTAGGGTTCACCGTCTCCGACTGTTTGTTTAAGCCTTTCCCGTTTCATATTCTTTAGTGAGAATATCATGCCTCTAGTTTTATGTCAACTGATTTTGTTTGGGTATTAATCCTCCCACCGAGCTTTCATGCGATCCAACACATCCTGAGGAACATTATGAATATTAGGAAAATTACCACGAGCAATGATGATGGACCAATTCTTTCCCAACATCTTACAGATGGTGAGATATGGGTCCATTTCCTTCCAGGTGGTGAAGGTATTGGAAACCACCACACTCCTATTGGCACGGAGGCGATCAGCGGTTTCCTCCTGGCACCATTCATGGGCCTGTTTCAGGAAGGCAGGATCATAGAGGTATACATCATTTTCATAGGTGAAATACATATCCGCTTCCAAATGGACATAACCCACCATGGCTTTGGCCAGCGTGGACTTACCCGAACCAGGCAGACCACGGATGAGAATGAGGTCGGACATTATTCACTCCATAAAGGATTTAAGTGACCCTTGGTTTATGGCCAGGTCCATATATCTGACCTGAAATCCCTCGCCAGGGAAGGGGTATTTTCTAGTAAATGCCGAGTGGCGACTCGACACTAGATTATTCCCCAATTATAATTACCACAAACTCAAAGGGTCACTTAAATCCTTCATAATAGTTTCGGCATCATATATTTGGCCGAATGTCCAGGGATTGTAAGGTTCTTGTCAAAACTTCCGCTAAGAATTTTCTATCCGACTATGCCGGAAAAATCCTACCCTAGTCAATGAAGTCGTCCCGGTGTCTGTTGCGGGCTTTCACCGCATTGCCACGTCACTGGGCTCCTTTCTTCAATGAAAACATCATATCACTCCAATGCATTCATTGCAAGAAAAATCTTTTTACATTATCACCATACGAAGGGCACGGACAGAAATATCAATCGAATACCCAATAGCCAACATGGACATTGGTCCGATAAACAATGCCATAAAAATAGCAATTTTGGTCATGATACATACACCATGTCCTGCTTGTGATATACCCTGGTTGCGGTATCATTATTCATTCGGACCATAATGGTATCAGGAATGACACCATGTTGGACTGAATCAACAATATCCCGCCAAGTGGCGTTGAAATAACAGATTTCATCGCCAGGTTCGAGACAACGGGCAAGTTTCTTCCTTAATGACATAATTACCTCGCAAAATGGAAGGCAATTGATGCCATTCGAGCAAGAGGAAGGGCGATATACTTATCCTTCTGTTCCTGGCTCTGAATTGCATCATATAGATTGATTATAGCGGCAGCCGTGTATCCGTCAACGAGAATCTTACGTTTCTTCCCGTTATATTCTTCCGTGATCTTTGCGGCTTGCTTTTCACGGACAATCTGGCGGAGAATTTCCAGCTTTTGGTTCATGATATTAATACCTCAGGCCTTCGGCCGCATTCCGACCCTTTGTGGTCAATGCACCATTCTTCATGAGCAGACCACGTTCCATCAAGGAAGCCTTGGTCTTATCCCATGTGGCGCGATCAAATCGCATGTGTTCCTTCGAATAGCAAAGTTCACCCATCATCAATTCATAACGGTCCTTGCCATTATAGGAAGACTTCAATGCCCGGGTTGCATACAGGACAATCTTATCCTGTTCGGACAATTCATCCTGGATGGGCAAAGGGAGACAACCTGCAATGGTGTGAGGATGGACATAGAATGTCACACCCAGGTCCTTACCACAGAAAATGGTATGTTCGACCAGGACGAAACCATCCTCCAACTTTACATTGACATCCTTGCGGGAACCATTTGCGGGATGGGTATTGTTATCCGAAATCGGGATAGACATACCATCAGAGAGTCGGATCAGTCGGAATACATCACGACTGCCGCCGTCCCACATTCCAGCAGTGGCGGGAACGGTATAGGACTCACAGATGACCACGGTATAGGTCTTATAGGTATGACCTACCTTGAGAACATCCGGAATATCCTTGGCATCGACATGAATCCTACGCATTGTAATCTTCCTTCTTTTTGCGATTGTAAGCCTTTTTGGACTTGACAATCCTGGGTGCATATTTGCGGGATGCCAGATCGTGGGCAACCACACAGCGATGCTTTAAGGGTGATTTGCGATGTTTCATAATGAAAAGATCATAACATGGATATAATTCTCTGTCAATAGAAACAAGAAACCCGCAGAGATTTCTCCCTACGGGTTTCAAGGTGGTCGCGGAGCCGGAAGCATCCCACCACTCTACACCTGTCTAGTACCCAGGTGCATCTTTGGTTTATACCACGCAGTATTACTACTGGCCGGCGGCATCTACTCCAGCCTCACGTAATTGACTGGCGCGACCACTAAAGGACGGACCCCTGATATTTCAACCACCTCCATCAAGGCTAAGTCCCGGACTAGGTATATCACCGAACTGGATTACTCCAGCCAAGCGGGGTACTTCTTCCATCCATTTGTCGTGATCCAAACCGTGACCCATAACGGATGAACCCTCATTGGCAAATGGTAGTAGTGCAGGCCGTTCGTGGGATTAATTAACGGGGTATGCCTTCAAATAGAGGGGCTCCTCCGAGAAGTTTATCGACCTCACTTCTAACGGCACGACCTACACAAGAAAAACTATACTCTACCTTATTCTCTATGTCAACTACCTTTTTATACCAAAGTATAAATGTGTGCGACAAACCATCCACGAACAACTGTACCGATGAAGCGATTCAGAATCACTGGTTCTTCCAATGGTACACCTGTCATCATTAGGAGAATCTTCCTGTCTTCCAAGATCATGAGATTCCCCACATCTATTTCTACCCAGATGCAAATATCATTGGTCCTGGGATCAATACCAGCAGAAATGACTTCTGCACCAATAGGCATTTCAATCGTATTAATGCCTACGACGACCACTGGGTATTTATAGATTATCTTGGGCATTATTATCTCTTATTAAAAGGAACAATATGGTCATCTTCAAAGACGTAAACATTTCCGTCCTTCAAATGACCACGAACAAATCTACCATTAGGATAATCTTTCGTCCAACCAAGATTACCAGCAAGAACCAGTGCCACTCGATCATGCTCATTGTCCAGGGCACCTGGCTTACCGTTATCATAGTAATTGAGGGAAATAGTGGTACCACCAGAGCTTGTGGCCCTGATCTTCCTCTTATTATACGAACCCACAATCTTGGTGACAATGGTTTGCATAACGAATCATTCCTTGCGTTCATTCAATAGAATGATATTACATCTATCGCAATTCGGTGTCAATGATATTCTTTCGGTATCGAATGACATCCTTCGCCACCTTCTCGGTTGTTATACCAAAGAGGTCGGCGACAATCGCAGATGAAACATAATCACCAACCGCCTCTGGATCAAGGCGATAGGTTTCATCACCATTTTCATCATTCCAGGCAATCCACTGGACTGCATCGCGATATGATGCCCGCTTCATTTTATATACTCCTAGAAGTTTGGATCGCGGTAGTCTCGGTGACCCTTGAATAGATAATACACGCCATCACGTACCCAGCATCCCGAGTTCTTGCGGCGCCGGTACTTATATTCCATACCATATTTGTCCGTAACAGTAACGGTTTTACCGCTTTCGGAAATATGGATAACATGTCCGCATGAATAGGAATCCGTTCCGATCGAATAGGAAACAGGATCACCAATCTGGAGACATTGAATCACATCAAATTGAGGGGATACATGGAAACCCGAGTCTGTTCCAACATAACGAGGAGGAACAGAAAAACCATTGAGGTCCATGGCATACTGACATGCTTCCGTATAGGACTTGATATCCCAACGGGAAATAATCTCTAGGTAATGATTACCATCTGGAAGAGAATATTTCTTGGCGTAGGCATCTGCTACCTCTCTTTCATCAAAGGCAGCGAGAGCAACCTTACGGGTTGCTGCCTTGCGATCTACCTTCATTACCAAATAGAGCATATTACTCTCCATTCATTCAATATAACAGAACGATATCATACCATATTGAATGAGTCAATTGTTATGAAAATACCTTTTCGTAATTTTCCAATTCTTCCAATGTCCGTATTCTTGCAACCATTTCAGGTATATATTCACCATTTCGCTCAAAGGCAATTTGCTTTTTGCCTATCAATACATTTTCTAGTGGTACCTTATATACAACAATGGAGTAATTACCATCATCCATGATTTGTTTTAGAATGGGAGAAAACCATTTGCGTAAGGATTTGATATCCTTGAAACCTGAATAATGAATGCCCTTTTTAAAATCAATACCTTCATCAATTGGCCTTGGATGAAGTTTCAGGTTGAACATAAAATCACCCATTAAATCACGGCCATATTTATCCTTAAATCCATGGAAATAAGGACCATCGCCAGACTCATTATGTTCAATTCGGAAGACAATCATGGCACTAGAGGACTCGCACGTATTCCGTATTATCTGTGGTTACAAAAAGGCGAAAGTTCTTGATACCATAATGCTCCGCAAATTCCTTTGCGGCTACAATGGGATCACATTGATTGGTGAATAGAATTGCATCCTCGCCATCCATACTAAGGACCTTGACCTGATTATCCTTGACGTACAGGTTGGCGAACAACTGAGTCTTGTGTTCCGGACCTGGATTGAATGACATTATCATTCTCCTTGATTATTTCAGATTCATTCTGCATTACCCGCAGAATTTCATCAATGTAATTTTCATTCTTATACGACGGCGAATACATGACTTCCATCCTATAAAAATGAGGGAGTCCTTATCTTTCTTTGGACTCCCTCAAGGCTTCAATGTACATTGTACCGCGCGCAGACATTGCGTTAGAGGCGATAACAACTCATTGACTCTTACAGAATACTATACCGCATTCTGTTTGTCAATTGCCATTTTAATAGCAAGATCGAACATTTCCATCACAGTGGCATGATCCGATATATTGTTGGCATGTATATAATCGTGTGCCTGTGGAACAACCTTGGCGGCAGATTTATTGAGATATTCTTCCACGTCATAAAAATCCAAATTATCGTGACCCAATTCAACCTTCATCAAGGCTCCAAAGGCGCAGAATTTTACACCTGCACTCACATCACCGGTAGGTTCACCATACTTATCGATTGCAACAAATTTAATACACCAATTTTCAGGATCGGCAATAACAGCCTTGGCAGCAACAAGAGCCTCTACCGTATTCATGATAATATTCCTTTAATCGAGACGGGAACGACCAGAGGCAGCAATACCCGGGATATGGGCATTGATGACTTTGGCAAATTCATGGGCATAGGCCTCCTTACGAGCAATCGACTGCCCATAGGCACCAACCCAGATATCCATACCACCACCATAAGCCTTATCGAGACCCTTGGTCTTCTTCAGCCACCTACAGAAGCCATTGGTGGCGGGCCTGAGATTGATCCAGGCAAAACCGCAAGGGCCTTCCGAGACAACTTCTCGGAAACCATGACCAACGACGACCATGGGTGCCGGAACAGTAGCGAGGGCCGCCTTATGACCCGCCTCATGGGCGAGCTGGTAGACGTCCGCGTAGTGCTTGTAATCCTTCTTCGCCACGATATATTCTCCTATATTTAATCGCGTTCTTTGATTGCATCACTAGATTGACGCAATTCCAATAATTTGTCAATATCATAATGCGGATCAAATATGGATGCACCCTTATAGGTAAATGTTTCTCTGATTTCGTGTTCCATGGCGGTCAGGACTGCCTTGAAGGCAGTCTGGACAATCTCACCCTTGGTCATGTACTGGGATAATAGCCATTTGCGACCCTTCCATGTACATGGTTTACCCGTCACATTATCGGTAGCATTATTATTTACTACCTGGAAATATGTAACACCCCTTCCATCAGTGGTAACAAGAAAATCCAATGGAGGACAATTTATTTCCTCGCAAAGAATATCTCTTATTTCAGTTATGCTAATAGGCATTGTATTTTGGCTCATCATATCCATTTAGTTGTCGGCACATCTTGAACATTTCTTCGCCACGATGCTCCGGTACAATGGCGAGCTTTACCTTATTCTTGGTATCAAAGACATAATGATTCATGGTATTTTGATCCACCAGAACATTATACCTCGGTTCAGGCCCAGGAGTATATACAGGCCTGCCATAGAACTCGGCCATACCAGTAGCAGTAGGACCTTGCATCCAATGCCTGAAAGGTTTATAGTTCATCAACCCGACTCTCGATCACTTCGGCAATTCGATTGAAATCATGAGGATCAGTAGATGAGTCATTATTAGCTGATAGGCACGCATCTCCATTCTCATAGCTACCTTCAGGAGAACGCATTCCAGCCCAAACCTTAACAATATCAGGAAGAACATCTGTTGAAAAATCACCGTATCTATAACACTGGTGATATTCATCCCAGGTCTTGGTTACGGGAAGACCCTCCTTGATGGCGAGTTCACAGAGAACACCCAGGCAACAATGACCCTTTTCATAAGGTCCATCCTTGGCGAGCCTGTGTTTGATCTGGGTGTATTCACCAGAACGAAGGGCATCAACCCACTTCTCTGCAATATCTCGGTTCATAACACTTCCACCTTTTCCTCAATGAGGTCTGCGATTTGAAGGAATGATTTTCCTCTATCATTCTGGTCCGAGAGGTGTTCACCAGATTGATCACCATAGACACCAGAGGTACTATTCATACCAGCCCATTCCTTCACCACATCAGGTAAGCTAATATCAGCACCATTGTATGTGATGATATCATCCCAATGACCATATTTACCTACCTTCAGGTCAATACCATTCTTGATGGCAAGTTCACAGAGAACACCAAGGCAACAAAACTCACCGCGTCGGGCGAGCTTGCCTGTACCCTGCTTATATTCACCGCTCCTGAGTGCATCCACCCAGAGCTTTGCCACTTCCTTATTCATGATCATTCTCCTTTACGTAAAACTTCTTCCATGAACCCCACAGGTCATTGAAATGACGGTAGGTTACCTGCATATGATCCTCCTCCTCGGGAGGAGTATCAACGATTCTAATCCGACGCATTTCACCACGATCTTCCGCAGCCTTTTCAATACATTCGGCCTGGTATTGGGTATCGCATTCGATAACCAAATATGCTGTTTTGTCAGCGGCGTTGCCCCAACCAGTCATAAAGTTATCTACCATCGTGACATACATGGAATACCACCTATATGTGTGTTAGTTGTGTCCCAGTTGTATTGAAACGAACACTAACACAAAAAACAGTATGGTCCAAGTGAATCTTGATAATTGGATCATTGGAAATAATCCCCGTAGTTATCGTCATCATCCTTGGGATTGAAACGGCGATCCTTATTGCGATTTTCACGCCTCTTGGTTTTCATTTCCTGGAAACCAAAATCATCATGATCGGAATAATCCCTCTTGTTAGGATTATTCCACTTATCATTATGCTTGTTGGACTTTGACATCGGTTCCTTCCTTAACCTTTCGACAAGCTGGGCAATGCCAGGCTCTATTGATTTTCTTCCAGCCAAATGCGATTGCTTCACATTCTAGCATTTTTGCAACGGAAGTCAAACTACTTTTTAGAAGGACGCTCGACATTGGATAACGATGTTTGAGACCAACACAATTAGGTGTTTGGTCAAACAATTCCGCATCACAATGTAATTCTAGCCAAAATGACATAAATTCTCCTAATACATTATCAATGATAGTACAGTATCAATCAAATGTCAATTACCAAATTGGGATTAAAGTGTGGATTTTCTACCCTTCCCCTATGGACATAACCTCGAGGATTGCAGACCACACGAGTCTTATGGACTGTATAGTCTAGGCAATCATGGGTATGACCATGGAACCAATAATCAGGCTTTCCAATCTTAATCATAGTGTCAAGGTTGGAACAAAAATATGGATTGAGAGGGGTACCAATATACTTAGGAGAAATACTCCTAGGATGTGGTAGGAAATGAGTTAGTACCACATACTTAGAATTATCACCTGGAATTGGCATCGCTTTACTGGTAAGAAAATCAGAAAGTTTAGCCATGGCTTGATAATGCATGAATGCCTGATACTCAGGAGTCATAAATCTACCCGCAAGACCAGTATACCTATAATCATTGATATACATGGCAGCATGACGCATACCTTCCATTTGGTAGATATTGTAATCGTCTTCCTCTTCTTCTGTATTCTGGGAAGGATTATATAGATTGAAATTTGACCAAAGAGTCGCACCAAAGAAATTGATGCCTAAGATGGAGGCGCTTTCACCATCCAGGAAAATCACACCATAATCGTTGGCTGCCTTTCTCATATCATCCATACACAACTTAAAATCATAGCCATAGTATTCATGATTACCAGGCACATAGATGATGGGCTTGTTTGGATAGGTATTTCTACCCCATATAATACCTCGTTCCTTCTTATCAATATCACCCAGAAGGACGAGAATATCAAAGGCATCGGCATCAATGGAGGGATGGAAAACACATCCCTCCATATGAAGATCAGAGATAAGATGAATGCGAGGCATTACAATACTACTGGTAGGTCATCGATACGATGGCAGGCATCATCAATGGTATTAATACTAAAATCCTGAATTAATCCCAAAAGATCATTTTCAGATGTACCTAATACAGATGCCATATGATTGGTATCGACAAATAGGCGCTCCCATTCATCATCCCAATAAACAATATCACCAAACCCAGCAAGACGATGGGCGTGGCCTGCAATACATCCAACGGTATCGCAGTGTGCCTTCACATTCTTGGTAATCGAATCCGACGGACCCTCGATTTCATAATCCTCGAGGATGGGATGCATATCAAATTGATCCTTCGGAAGGGAACGCAACTTCGCCTTCAAAATCTTACGGTTAATCAAATACTGTTCCACGATACAGACTCCTATTAGTTAAGGCGAATGGTAGTTCCCTTTAGCAATCCAGCACAGGCAATACCATTCACAGGCTTACCATTCACTCCGGTAGCAGTGAACTTAGTCTTCCAGGCATCGCCTTCACCACATCCAAAGAATGTATATCCTTGAGGCTGAACATTCGTCAACCCCACGGACTCGGCGGCCTTGATCGTTCCTTCTGCATCCGAACAGGCAGTCAATGTACACAGCAACAGAATAGCAAAAATCTTCTTCATTTCAATCTCCTTTTTTAATAACGCAGACAAGTAGCACGGGCAATCAATTCCCATGAATCAGGTTTCGTAACAATTAGATTACCAATCTTGACCAGCATACGCAAGGACATTTCGCGCAACTTATCCACATTGGCTTCAAAGAATGCAACGGCCAGAGCCTCCTGCTTTTCATTCAGGCCATGTTCCAGCAGCATTCCTTCCGCGACCACCTGTCTGATACGAAACAGATAGTCTTCCTTGGTCTTTAGCGTAAGATCAAGGTAATGGGCTCGCGAAATCAATGCCTCGAAATGCCGAGCAAACTTATGCTTTCGGGCAATCCTTTCATCAAAATCGATATTGGTAATGAAGATGACATTACCCTCAAACTTGTAGGTATGAGGTAGTTCTTCGCCATCCTCTGCTTCCAGCTTGGCTTCAGTTCGCCAAGAAAGATATCGGTCGGCAGTAGTATCAGTTGCCGTCTTTAGCAGATTCAGGGACGTTTCATCATCGAATACCTTATCGGCATCATCGAATACAGTCACTTTCCCCGGCGCACGATTCTTATACAGGACCTTATAGATACCTGTGGCTCGAATCATACCACGAACCGACTCGTATTCAAATCCCATTTTTCGCTTGCGATCCTCGAGGATTCGCGTTACATTGACTGTCTTACCTAGACCTGGAGGACCTGAAATAAAGAATGCACGGCAGGCACCTTCGGCAGTAATTTCGGTCATGATATCCATGACCTCGAAACGTTCCGTGATGCGCGATGCAATCTGCTCAGGCGTCTCGGTAGAATGTGTCTGAGGTAGTGGATACTGTCTCGGCCTTCCTGCACTCCTCTTACCTGTCGTCCCGTGAATCAATCTCGTCCCATCCTTGGGAATACCACGAGGCATACATTACTCCATGTGTGTGTGTTTATCGAAAAGAGATAGTATCACAGAGAAATGTGGATATCAAGAACAATTTTTCTCTATCTCTTGAAAAGAAACTCCATCATCAATTGCTCCGATGGTGTCATATATTTCCTTTCCTGGGTATCTACCCAAATAAGGAAAAACATCGTAAACATGATTCCACATAAAAATCCAACGATGAACCGGAGCATTACCTTCTCCTATATGATGATGGAGTTTCTACATATCAGGCAGGAACCTTTTCCTCGACCTTCTTGAGAATGGTGGGAGAGACCCGCCAGCGGCTACCGAATTGATCGGTAACAGCGACATTCTTGGTCAGGAGACCGGTGACAGTACCAGAAAAGAACATGCCGCGGGCATAGAAAGTCACCTTGTCGCCGCGCCGGAAGTTATACTTCATATCCTTGCGGGCGGCATCGATGAGGGAATAGGCATACTTGTTGACGGCCCGGACTTCCTCAAAGGTCATCTTATCCAGTGCCATGTAGATATCATTCAGTTTCATAACAAATACTCCAAGATTGATGTTACTCGACAACAATATATGCTTTATCTCGCGTTGTCAAGTCTCTGCCGCCTGATAGGGTAAGATTTATATTGAATTTTGCAAGCCGTTCTTTCCATTCGAAAAACGTCTTACCATGGGTCATATGACCATGAATAAACCATTGATATGCATGAACCATTTCATGGGCAAGTGTCTTGAGAAAATGACGGAAAGATTTCATGTAATCAGATAAGGATATACCAAATCTTCTATATGGCTTTCTTATGGAAGGATCGACTGATAGACATTCACCCCAACAGCCGTGGCGTCTCTTGATTTCTATGTATTCGGCCTTGGGAAGTATACCACCAAATACTTCATCGTTTATGACATTATACCAATATGTAACCATTGCCTTGTTTATTACATATTTACCACCAGAATGGTATTTCTTGTCTTTTTGGGATTCAATAAGAATAGATTTTTTTGCCAATGACTGCCTCCAGATAAAATCTGCAAGGCAGAAAACATAGACATAATTACATCAGTGTGATTATAATATCACGATATTTCAAGTATGATTTTTTGCCTAATTGATTCCAGAAAATCTTCAAATTTATTTATGGTCTTGAGAAAGTGTCCAGGGCCACCAATGACATACTTCATATAGTATACATCCACATTCTTCTCATCCATTATTACCAAACCATTGATAATAATACCATTATCTACCATTGTATCTCGGATCGCACCCGAGTTTCCATATGAATCTGTACCATCACCAGATACATCTACCACTTTTTTAATTGGTGTGCAGGCACATTCATTCATATAGGCATTGGCTAATTCCATGCCTTTTTTGATATTAGTTTCTGTACCAACAGGAGGTCTTTGGGCAGTAGCATATCTATTGGCAAAATCATCCACTTCATCTGATGTGGATAATGTCATCCAAGGGACTGTAATGTACACACCCGAGGCAAATTCAATAATGGATACCTTGATCTTTCCAATTGCTCCATTTTTTATTGCCAGCTTTACGCTCTTATCCATAAAGGCAGAAACAATGCCATTTTTCTGTAATTCGTATTCGGCTGCATCAATGCTTCCTGAAATGTCTACAACAAGAATCAATGCAACGTCAACGTCATCACTGCTATACGCTGCTTTAGAACACGCTACAAGGCCCCACAGAAGCGAGACAATGAAAACGCAAGCGAGAACAATCGTAACGAATGATTTTGAATTATTACTCATCCCTGAATATTCCTGGTAATGCCTCCTCGATCAATTCCTTATTCAAATCAGGAACTCTTTGATCCTTAAGGAGCATGTTCATGAAAATTACCGCGTCATTCTTATCCAATGCCTCTAGTATCTGGATAAGAATCCTTTGGCGCTGCTCTTCCGTAAATCCTGGAGCAACCCTTGGATGATTTTCCTCGAATAGATACAGTCTCTTTGCCTCAAAGGCTATTGTAGTCGTGCTATATCCAATAGGAGTATTATTTGGCTTATAATTAGGGACAGAATGGACAGCATATTTAATATTAGGATGATATGTGCCACGCAGGACAATTACCAATCCTAGATTGTTATGATACTTTCGGAGAACATTTTTCTTATCCTCCATAGAAGGCGCTGCCTTGAATTCCTCAAATATTTCGTGGATATACTTCTGCATTGGATTAGAAATCTCCTATATCTTCTACCAGTTCTGCCATTCTATGCTTGGTCAGATATTGCATGATTTTCCCTTTTGAATTCTTTTTATCCAATGGGGTATCATATTCCTGGATGATTTGTTTGGTTATTTTTTCTGGGATATGTTTGAAATCGATCAACATGGAATTTCTTTTGTATCCAGGTTCTCTTTCAGCAAGGGAAGGATGATCGATATATTCCTTCATCTTCTTTTTGGTCAATGGCTTTTGTCTACCTTCATTAACAACATATACATTATCCATGGATAGAAAGTTTGGAATGCCATCAGATGAATCGCCTTTGAGTACCTTGATTGCAAGAAACTCATCGGCAGTCATCTTGTTGTTTTCGATAAAGGTTTTTGTGAGAGGGGAATATTGATGAATATTTTCATCACGGTGAAGCTGGAAGAAATCTTTGTCTCCGGAAAGGATCAATATCTTACCGTTATGGGCAAATCTACTGCATAGGGTCGCAATGATATCATCGGCCTCGGCGCCATCAACATCAATCACCTTGTATGGGAAGTTTTCCTTTAGATCATTCTTCATCATTCGGACTGTATCGAATATCATATCCCAATCAACTAGGGAGTTGATACGTTTCTGGCGTCTATTGTATTTGTATTCGGGGAATACAGCCCGGCGCCAATAATTCTCATTGTCGCAACAGATAATGACCTCGTTGCCGAATTCTTTCTTGAACTTCTTTAGATACGATCGGAGGACCATCAACACCATCATCTTATGACGCTTGGCGTCATTGACAAAAGATTCTACCTCACCATCTTCTTTAAATTTACTGATAATCGCAGAAATAACCAACTGGGTGAAATCAACTAGAAGCATACCATTCTTTCTTTACGACTCACTATAGAGTTTACCTAGGTTAGGTTTATCCTCTCCATTCTTACAAAACACCTTAATATCTTTTATGGTGACAATTCTGTCATCCAATCGCATAGACTTCTGAAACTCGGGATCATTTCCTTTTATTAGGAATTGTTCCTTAAAATGAGTCCTCATTTCATGTGCCCGGGCCTCACATCGATCCATATCATAGGATAGAGGACCTGCATAGGCTGCTACCGTATTGAATATCGTGATAATAAACCAAACCTTCATCGCCTCAAACCTTTTAGATACGTGACTGCAACCTTCACTTCCGGTAAATTTTCATATCCTCGGAAACAATTTATCGCAGTATCTACCTTTTCATTGAATGCATCATCCAAACCTTTTTGATTTGATGCCATCCTTTCATACATTTCGTCATATTGTTCGTCATAATGACCCATATCAATCCTCCACCTTCAACGCCTCTCTAATAATCCTTAGAGTCCTATCCACTGTTCCTTTACAAGGACCGGAGACAAATTCACCACCAGATAATCCCTTTGGAATAAGAACTTCTCTCCAACCGGCAGATGCAGTGGACATAAGGGCGCCGAAACCAATTTCCAGACCCAATTTCTTCACTCTCTCATGATGGGCCGGGTCTGGAAAGGCAGGTCTTTCTACTAATTCAAAAACCTCCAGGGCTTCCTTTAGGGCTTCTTCCAAGGCTTTCATTCTCTTGCTCATATCAATTCACCTTCTAACGATCTTTTCCATTTGGTGTTGGAATAGGGCCCATTACAGTATGAATTTCATTTCTTTTGAATGTAGCACCATCTATTTCAAATAAATCTTTACCCCATTGAAAAGCCGTTTCCCAACAGTGATCCTCACTAATCTTTACCCACCAATATCTACCAATGCTTTTTGGTATCATATCAATTCACCACTTTCACAATTACCGTATCCTTATTCAGTCGGCCAGTCGCCTCGTATACGGTAGAGTTGATACTATCCATCAGAGTACGCAGAGGAACCTTACCAGAGTTAAGGACCTTCTCCAAGACAATCTCAGGCTTACGCACCTTCTTGGAAATGGACCGCTTTTCATCAAAGCCCTGAATAGTAGTCCCTTTGATATTTAGTGTCTCCTTCTCGGCCACATTGATAACAGACAAGACTCGCGTCTTGGTGTTAAACAACCAGACCTGGGATGCACCAATGATCTTATAAGGATCGACGGATGAAATCTTGTATTCATCATCCCGAGGCTTATATGACACCTTGGCAAGAACCTTACTCACTGAAGGCTTCTTCTTGGCACGAGGCTTTCGTGCCGCTTTCAGATTCAGTGCCAGGCGATCCGCATCTGCGACGATCTTTTGGATCAACTCGAAATAGGCAATAAACTCACTCTTTTTGAAGAATCCATAGGCCTCGGCAAGATCGCTACCCTTCTTGCATTCCGAGACTTGGATCAACTCATCCAAAAGATTCTCATACTTCTCTAGAATGCGATTGGCATGAATGCCTTTGATATCATTGGCCAGCATCCAATTGTAGGGATTGAATGACCAATCCTTACGATCAATCACATCTTCCAAATGTGCAATGTATGCGGAAGACGTATCGCGAGTCTTTTCATACACAGATGGCACATATTCGGACTTGATTTCAACTGGCGCAGCATCAGCAACCGCCTGTTGCTTGTCCGCCAATTCAATCAATTCCTCGATCCAAAGGACCAAGGCATCTTCCGATCGCTCGGAAAGATTGGCACCATTGACCTTCAAACGCGACAACCATCCAACAGCATTGAACTTGTTGGGATGCAAGGAAGAAACCTTCTGGATTTCTTCCTTTTCGTATTCCGCTTCACGCATATAGGCTAGCGTGAACTTCTGGGAATCCTCATTGTCGCAAGCATAGGTGTACCAAGTGTAGGCGCGAGCCAGTTCCGTATCGCTAATCACATCGCAATCAGGAAGGAACCGAGGTTCGCGGCCATACATAGCGATTTCAGCCACGTTTAACGACTTCATGTGTCCCTCTTTAATTCAGTCTGTACAGTATACAGAAGAACAAAAAGGAATGCAATTGTTTATTTACGGAAAACAAGTTTTTGGTCATTGGCGAACAATCTTTTCCTCTTTCTGTTCAATACAGGAAAGGTAGCAATTGCCGTCATTTCATTATTGATATCAGGTTCCTTGAAGGTGACAAACCTAACTCTCTTGCTGGTTAGATAGGCAGCCTTGGCGTGAAGGGCGGCCTCATTAGGAACGGAACAACACCAAAAATACAATTCATCCGTTGGAATGTTAGCCTTCTGTAATTCCTTACCCAGGACAAGGGCAACATGAGAATTTTGGACGAGCTGGTATTCAGGTGTCAAATCGGCACGGACATAAAAATGAGAATAATAATTCCATGAATGTGTGTCAGGAAGACGATATTGGAGACGCTCCACGATGGCAGCAAACAATTTTTCATCAAATCCTTCCATAAAAGGATGAAATACTGTCTTTCTACCAACTCGGAGGTCAAATTTTAGGGCCTGGGCTGCCTCTACAATCATATCCCAATGGCGATGATTTCTCTTTGCAGGAGTAAAGGCAATATTGATGTATTCAACGGTACGCTTGAATACCATGTTGTCATATTCTTCTGGAGAGTGATCAGCGTAGGAACCATATGATCCTGAAGGAAGTTTAGTCTTTTTATCGATATCAGCCATGGCACGGACAATGCAATAGGCAAGTGTCAATTCCGAGGTAATTTGCTTATTTGTCGCAGCATGTTTCCAAGTAGTATGAATAGTGGCCATTATGTATGTTTCCAAATGTATTGTTCAATCATTGATGGAGTAATTGGTATGGTATATTTGTCATCATAGAAATAACCCAAAATATCAAAATGGGTACACCTATTTGGTCCTACACGCTTACCATCCTCATTCTGGATAACAATGTTAGAATTACCTATCTTATATCGATAGGTCTTATTTTCCACCACAATCTTTCGCCAATTCTTCGCCTTACGCATGATATTATCCTTTTTGGTCCTGCCTAGGGGATTCGAGCCCCTATCTCACGGTTTTAGAGACCGGTGTAATGACTTTATACTAAGGCAGGATTACTGAACCATTCAGGGACTTCCCTATTAGTCCATTTAGCAAAATCGGATTTCTCGCCGATATAATAATTCCTATATGATCGGACTGGATTACCTTCTACTTTGTATTTATCAGGCATACAAAGAGGAAAAGGCGTCATTTCAATTCCTCCAATAGGAGGAAGTTCGAATAAATCACCCGCCATAGATTCACACTTATGGACTCTACCATATCTATGGGTATATTCCATGCATAGACCAGCAAAATGGGAATACAACCACATATAATTAAATGCCGTTTCGCGTGCCCATATTGCACATGGATGATTGGCATGAGTAGTCTTGTATATTCTCGTGCCATGATCAGGCTTGACAATATTCCATGTAGTGGATAACAATTGTGCAGTTTCCAATACCATCTTAACGACATGTTTGTCGCACATCATTTTGGCAGCATTGACAGGATTATAATCCAATACAAAGATGTTCACGGCTACTTCCTGTTCTTTCTTGCCTTACGACGTTTCTTGGAACCAATCTTCCTGCGACCCTTACGAGGCCGGTTCTTGTGAGGATGTGCCATTATTAATATCCTTCTTTACAACATATGATCCCCATCGACCATATTTAGTTTCATGTGTGTTACATTTATCACAATGATACATTTCTGAACCCATCATATCGGTAGAATACCATCCTCGATCTTTACAAGGTTCACATTTGTATTTCAAGTTAATATCCTTCTCTTTCCAACATGTTAGCCAATTCATTCATATCCCGCTTAAACAGTTTGGGATCATATTCGTATTTTTCAACTGGAAAAACGGCAGGGATATTACTATTATCCCATTCCCATTCAATATCCATATCCTCGAACCCTTCACGGACTCGACCTTTACGGAATGAGTCCAGGGCCGCGAGTTTGTTTCCTGTTTCCACTCCAAATGAATCCGGCCATACAGTTTCATTAATATCCGATCCAAGGCGCATTGCCATTACAGAACCAGCAAGACACACCACGCATCTACCCAGTTCGGCATCTTGTTCATGCCAGGTATACATTTTAACAATATATCCAGGAGTATTCTCCGCCCGGTGCAAATCAATAAGAGCAAGACGGATCAATTCAGAGGGCTTGTTTGGAAGATCGATCATAATACATCCTCATAATCAAGAATCATTTTGTTTTTACGGAGAACTTCCTTCAACTTTTCATCGGTAGAAAGATCGGGGAAGTCCAGAATTTTGCCAGTATCCAAGTCAATGGCGATTTTGATATAATCATCACCGCCTATGCCTAGACTTTCAGGTACATATCCTTCGTGTTCCACATCTAAATGTGGAATTGACGTGAAACTACAATCAGAACATTTACCGGTGATATGTAGTATACGTGCCATTATATGTATATCCTTTATTTAATCAAAATGTGATGGGAACAATTTGGATTGGGACAAGTCAGAAACATACCAATATCACAATCACCAGTATAATCGCAATTATACTTTCGTTCCACTAATTCACTATTGGTATATTCAATTTTTGATGCACATTCATTACATGAAACATGCCGAATCTTTTTTTCATCAATACCAATTACTTTAGCCATTATACACCATCAATGAAATAGTTAATGCATTCCAATCAGTATTTTCATGTCTGCGGACTGGATAAACTAAGTCTAGATTCATCTGTCTAATTGCCAATGGAACATTATTAATTAGATATTCATCATTCAGGATAAATCTAATATAATCATCAAATGATGCCCTATTATAAGCCTCAACTAAATCATTTAATGACTCCGACATGAAAAGTCCCGCTATACAGTTTCATTGAAATTCAAAGATAGTATATAGCGGGACTTAGTTTAAGTCAACTGTGATTTTTGTTTATTTTATCGGACTTTACTCCACACAGCAACTTTACTTCCAGCAGGGATTTTTCTGTTGGTTGATGTAGACTGAATGAATACATCATAGTCACCATAGGTAGGATTTACCTTGATTGTTCCTACTGTATCAGGTAGACCTAGGAGAGACTTCGCATCTTCCCCGGCATATACCTTATTGGTGTTTCTATCAGCGATCAGGATTTTCTTGTATCCCTGGACTGACTTTTCTGGCTTTAATAACTGATAGAATGCAGTGCCTTTTACATATGGTCTATATGTCTGGCTCTCCACGATATGGGAAATTTCATCAGTCACCTTGGCATTAACGATCTTGACTTCCGATGAAATATCATCCAAATTTCTCTTTAGGACACCGGAATTTAAATCAGTCACATCGGCATAGAAAGATGCAGAGGCGGTCAATCCACGAGAACGGCCTTCATAGAAAGAAGTCATACCTTTGTTCGTATACTGGTAGGATTCCTGCATACCCTTTACAGTCTGTTCCCATTCGATAATATTACCAAGAGGGATTTCAAACTGCTGATTTAACTTGGACTTAAAGCCCTTTGGCACTCTGAATACGAATGTCCATCTGTTGGTATTCTGGAGTTCTCTGATTTTTGGAAGAAGTCTGGATCGCCACTTGACGGATGCATTTTCTTCACCATCAGTCACTACCATGACCAGGAATGATACGTTTGGATCATGTGCATCAGGAACATTTTCCAACATTTCGATCAGCTTACCGACCGAATCTAGTAGAGGAGTTCCTCCGGCAGAAGTCTCATAGGAATAGATTGGACGGACATTATTGATATCGACATTTACTTCCCGGACACCAACAGATACAGAACTGTGGTCACCACAAGTAACTACGGATACCTTTGTTTCGATTGCTTCTTTTCGGGCCGAGTCTGAAATAGACTGGAGAAGATCATTGTAATCCTTCATGGCAGTCGATGCCAAATGGGACATGGATACGGAATGATCGCGTGAAATACCAATATAATTTTTTAACATATATTCTCCTTATATTACTCTAATATTTGTAACTGAATTTAACCTAAAACTACGCCAACCATTGGACTCAAGGTCCCAGACAGTAACACCATCAAAATTCTTTTTGGTATTCGTCTGTTCCACAACCAATTCGGATGTAGTCTTTTTGGGCGGCAATTTATCCTTCATCAATGTACAAGTAAGAATCCTACTCTCACCATTGATTTTCTTGAATGTTACTTCCACAATATTCTTATGGAGAAGATTCAATATATCATATTTAGTAGGCGTATTTTCCATCAAAGTTGTCACCAAACCCTCCTGCAACATCATCCAAATGAACTACCAGATCATCATATCCACCAATAATAATCCCATTAGGATCAATGATTTGTGGAACTGTCACAGCATTTTCACCAAATATCGTTTTCAAGTCTTCTTTGTTGAAATCACCAGGGTAAATATACTCGATATACTTATTTCCAGTTTTTTCTAACAAATTCTTGGCCTTCACGCACCAAGGACAGTCCTTTTTTGAATAGATTTTCCACATATTTGCTTACCTTTTCATATTTTGTAGGCGCCGGTCTGAATTTATAACCAAATCGTTCTTCATAAGAAACAAGGCTTTCTTTGAAGAATTGGGCATTTGTTCCACATTTACCAGAAACATATGCATCCATTCTTTCAATACTGGCATAAATGTCTTTCACCACACGTTCACCAGAAACAGGATCAATGAATGTATTTCGGGTGCATTTAGCGAAATTCAGGGAAGATTTTTCATCGCCGTATTTATCTTCCACATAAAGATATTCACAATTTATGCATAGTTTCATGATTTGGTATTAAACCCAATTGTTGGTTTCTCTTTATCAGTACCCTTGTCATTATCATCGGAAGAATACTCTCTATCGCGCATTTCTCGGAGCCTATAGACAGTATCACCAAAATCATGTTCGAAGATTTCGGTAGATACGAACAACTCCTTTAGATGGGCAAAAGAGAATCCATCGCTATAATCGAGGTACGTATTTAGTCGGCTTGCGCTCATATCAGGCTTCTTGGATAGAAGATATGCAGCCCTTGAATCTCTAGTAGGTGCAGATACAAGAACAATCGTATCGAATCGCGAAGGCCTGTCGGTAAATCTCTTATCGATCTTTTCGATATAATTGGTTGTAGCGAGATAGACGATATTAGGGATTTGATTCTGACCATCTAATGCAGACAACCATATCTGTTCTCTGTCAGGTGATGCAACCAATGTCTCAAAATCTTCCAGAATCAAGACAATAGGAACCTCAGGTTCAATGGTTCGGATCATCTGGAGAGAACCAATCAATTCGCCTGGATCATTAGGAGGATAGATTGCAATCCCACCCATTTCAATGACTTTTTTGATGATGATCTGGATTGTAGAAGTCTTGCCGCTTCCAGGACCACCACGCATGAGAATACCACGCTTGAATAGAATGCCATTTTCAAGGAATACGTTTTTCTTATTCCAGAATTTGACAATCTCATTGACAACCTGTTCCGATACTGTATCCTTGAATAGGATAAGATCATCGGTCTTATTGATCATGCTATACAGGAAAGGACCAGTCCTATCACTGTAACCAGCGCGATATAGACCGGGTGTGATTTTCTGTCTTACATTATTGGCAGCATACCAAAGCTTTCCAGAATCATCTAGATTCCATGCCTTGGCGGCAGATAGTAGTTTGTTTTCTATTTCGGCGTATGAGAGATTATCTGGATCGTTTGGATCATCTTTTGGAAGGGAGAATTTAGAAGAATACATCCCTGCCACTGAAGATGTGGGGGGTGTAGGAGCAGGCGCATCTAGTGCCGCGGCTTTGAAATTCATTATATATTCACCTTGTGTATTATGAGATAATGGCTGGAAGACTAGGGTTCGAACCTAGATTAGAAGTTTCAGAGACTCCCGTCCTACCTATTAGACGATCTTCCAATAATTATGTTGTCCCGTATTCGGAGATAAGTAAAATAAAATGGCGGAAAGTGTGGGATTCGAACCCACGGAACCTCTCGGTTCGTTCCCTTAGCAGGGGAGTGACTTAATCCTCTCATCCAACTTTCCAATATTAATTCGTTTAGAATATACATCAAACACGTTTATTGGTATATAATGAATGTTTTCCAAATCAGGAAGATAAATCGCAAGGTAATCAATTAATTCCTTATTCATAGGAATTTTTTTACCATTGACAACAGAACCTAAATATAAATCATAATAATTATTGGTCAATTTTTTATATTTGATTTGTAGTCTATAAGGTTTACCTTTTTCATCTACAGTAATTGCATCTATTGGATTATAATCATCAATAGGAGTAAATACTGTAAAACCTTTATTATATAAATCCAAGGCAACTTTTAATTGAGCAATGTTACCTTTCCAATTACTTGTTTTCATATATCCTTTATGAATTGGCGGAATAACAGGGATTCGAACCCTCAACCCTTGCGGGTCTCAATTGCTTTCCAGGCAATGGCCACTCCCCATGGCTTGTCTATTCCTAATAATCCTCTTGTTCAAAGCACCATTCTGGAAGTTCCATGACTTTCATGTTTTCAACCTTGAAGGGCTTTAATGAGTCATACAACTCTTGAATAACTTCCGTAGGCATATAATATGTCATTTCGGGTGCCCATTTCTTCTCACCCATGATATTCTCTGCTGTGTCCCAGAAACCGTGATTAGCATACCAATCAGCCAGGACTCGCTTCAACTCACTTCGTACCGTCTTTTCTTCTTTGACTAACTTAAACAAAACACATTCACCTATTTGTTAGAGTAAAAAATGGCGGATAATGTGGGATTTGAACCCACGAAACGAATTACTCGTTTGCCGCGTTTCGAATGCGGTGCCTTCAACCTCTCAGCCAATTATCCACTTGTTCTAGCGAATGAAACAGATTCGCTATAGTATCCATTAGATGTTCCGTACCATCTAATCGTCACGCTACCTTTGATGGTAGCGAATTCATAGAATGTCCAGGTGAACCCGTCACCATATTCACGAACTTCCTGACCTTCGATTGGATCGGTGGATGTTCTTTCCTCTGCGGTCAGGATTGGAGAACCAATTAGGTCGTCCAGGTCTCCGATAATATCATCCACGGAGACATCTTCGCAACAAGATTGCATATGATACATCTTATATGTTTCGTTGTCAACAGTTTCAATGATAATTTCATCAACATTATTGACAACGGACTTTAATGTTTTTCCTACGAGAACATCAACTCCACAATGATTACTCCACATATTATTCCTCTTTGGATTTTGGAGGAGAGCGGCTGGTCTCGATCCGCAAGCCCGTGAAGGCCCCATGAGTTTTCAAGGCTCAGATGCACCCTGTGCATTTCACTCTCCGTATTGTTTGGTGCTTCCTGTAGGAATCGAACCTACTGCATCTACTATGTCAAAGTAGCATTCCACCAATGAATTAAGGAAGCTTTGTTAATAAAATCAATCAGTCCGTCAATAAGCGGGATTCTGTAGGTATTGTTACCCGACTATCATTCGACTTGGATCATAGGTTACCCTATGGTCTCTTTGCCCACTACCCGCTTCCAACTGTGCCCACAGTTAACGGAAGCCTATTTGTGGTTGCTGCCCCTAGAGATTGCCCGTTTCACCCGAACTAAATCGGTTCGTCACTGTTGCTCTAATCGTCACCTCACGGTGCCAGGTTATTACCCTGTAGGGTGGACATTGCAGTCCCGACTTTCCTCTCCGTAGAGTAATAGTCTTTCTGGACTGATTGATTATCCCATATTCTTAGACTCATCGCTATGAGATTTTTAATAGTATCCATAACTTCCATAATCTCATAATTAGTACATTTCTTTGCAAATTCCGTTCGGCCATTCATGATGTGATCGACCATTAATGATCTGGACATTTTATATATTTTGGAATAGGCTTCTTCTGGATCATTATCCCACCATCTAAGGTGTTCTTCTATGAATGACTCTCTGCAAAATTCACATACATTCTCCAAGGAATGCATGTTTTCTTCAATGAACCATATTTCATCCAGTGATCTATTCGCCTTGTCATATTTCTTAAAAGGTGAACCCTGAATATGATTATAATAATGTACCATGTTTTCTTTTTAAAATGGAGGTTGTGGTGGGGCTCGAACCCACTAAATTACTCGTTTTGCAGACGAGTGCCTCGGCCTCTTCGACTTCACAACCATTTTTGTAATTCTTTGACTGCCCCTTTCACCATGCTGGGATAGGTCATGTCAAAGATTGAACTTGTATTCTTTAGCGATTCTACATCAATTAGATGCTTATGTCTATGAGAAATTTGATCCCAATGAAAAATAATGAACTTGGATAATGCATCATAGGCATTATCAGAAACGATATTGTCATCTTCCTCGTAATAAGCATATGCTGCCATTAGAAACCAAGGAACAGACATATTCTTGTTTGCATGAACCACTTTCATCATATAGGCATCAAACAATCCTTCATTAGCAAAAGGTACTATTTCCTCTGGTTCATCATCAAATAATGACATTATGGCCACGCTGTATCTGGAATGGATTTTAATTCTTTTCGTAATCGCGCCAATTCTTTATTCCAAAGAACTTCCCAATTTTCACCATGAATTGCTTTATAATGCAATTTCATTTCATGGAGAGTATGAATTCTCGCCATTAATAATGCCCTGGAACGAAAAGGTTTCATGATACATCCCTTGATTGGTGGACCCAGCGGAAATCGAATCCGTTTCATCTCCCCCTCTCGGCGGAGGCGCTATACCAATAGCGTCAGGCCCTTAATTGGTACTCTCACCCGGACTTGAACCGGGACGCCTTTCGGCACTGGGATTTGAAGCCAGCACGTCTGCCATTCCGCCATGAGAGCATTGATTTGGAACTCCCGAGAGGACTCGAACCTCCATATACAAGTTTCGTAGACTTGTGCCCATCCTTTGGACCACGAGAGTATTATTAATAACCAAAGCGTAATCTTTGCTGTTCTGTCATCTTCCTAGGATTGATCTAGAATTGCAATCAGAGGCCTTGGCCGTGTTATCTGGTGCCCCAGGCAGGAGTTAAACCTGCTTCCTTCTCTCTACCAAAGAGTTATTCACTCGCATGAACTTCAAGGGCTTATCTTGGTAATACTACTAGTTTTTTAACCTCTTGGGTTAATTCCCCAAGTAATACGGCTAAAGAAGCAATTGCTTCGGTATGGATACAAATAATCGCATCGTGTGCCAATAATATTTCCTTAATCATATTAACGGCTTCTTCCGGCGTTACTTTTATTTCATCCATAATATATCCTTAAATTTTGGAGCGGCTAGAGGGAATCGAACCCTCTTGTAAGCGTTGGCAACGCTTCATAATACCAATATACGATAGCCGCAATTCTTTTACTTACCTACTTCTAATCCAAATTTATCCAACAATTCATCAAGAGTAGTATCAATTTCTTTCATGAAAATCAATCTATTACCATTGATTTCTCTAACAAATCTAAATCCATCTTTTCCAAATTCATTAATTTTTTCTTCTATTGAAAATGATGAATGGATGCTTGGACTATAAATCTTATATTCATATGTTATCATTTCTTTGATACCTCGTCAATCTTTTTCAAAAAAGTGGTACAGTTTCGTTCCTTTTCGTGGCGAAGAAACCCGTACCTTAAACATATGCCAATCTTATTTATCAATCTACCTAACGAACATGGACTGGAGCTTCCCAGTTTCCTATGAAAGTCATCCAATTCATATCATCAACCCAAATTGGGAATTTCTTCCTATTTGCTAGCAGTTGATAATAGGTAGGCTTGAAAGGTTGACGCTTAGGCTTCCATAATCCTACAGGAGGTTTATCAGCCTTGGCACGATTACATCTTCCGCAAGCGGATACAATGTTGTTCCAAGAGAACTTACCACCCTTAGATTTAGGAATAACGTGGTCACAAGTCAGAGAAGCAATGGTGATTTCTTTCTCACAATATGCACATAGACCATGGTCCCTGTAGAAAAGGGACTCAGGACCAAGTTTAACCTTTTCATCTACCGTATCGCTAGTGTTTCTGGCGATAACAGAAGGCCATTTCATCTTGACTTTGTTGGTCAAAATTTCTCGGTCATATTCGAAAACCACATGACAGGTTTCATTATAGACACGAGTAACGGCATCTTCTACAGGAATAGTATGTAGAGGGAAAACAGAAATTGGTCTGTAGTCTGGGTTTAGCACTAGTGTTCTTAATCCGATTAGGGACATACTTCACCTTCGCTTTCGATCCTTCTTATGAACTATAGCATATTATCCTCTCAAAATCAATATGTTATATTGATGGGTTAGTTGTTATTGAAAAATGGTCCGAGTGGCGGGATTTGAACTCGCGGCCCTTCCGCCCCAAACGGAATGCTCTAATACCAGGCTGAGCTACACTCGGTTATTGGTCAGGGTAGGTGGATTTGAACCACCGCTCGAAGATTCCAGGTCTCCGCGACTAACCAGACTATCCTATACCCTGTTATTACTCTACTAGTGCCCTGATCTTCTTGGAGATTTCATCGGCACGATCTTTTTCGCTGCTAAGATTTGAATTCTGGAGATTCAAATAAGAAATCTTTAGGTTGTTCTCAATCATCTTACCCTTGTGCGATTCACTCAATGTTTCCAAGTCCGCAATCGTCTTGTGGAAAGTAGAAACAATGGAATCAACAGTCTTGGCCTTAAAACGATCAATCACAGACATTATCAATCCTTTCATAATTAATCAAATGGGGACTCTAGTAGGACTCGAACCTACATACTTTGAGGGAAGTGCCTCATTGCCCCGGATTCGGGTATTGCGACTTTCCACACCCTAGCCCAGTTAGTATACCAATTCCTTCATAAAGTCCATAAATTTGGTACCCCTGACAGGACTCGAACCTGCACTCCCGAAGGAAACCGATTTTAAGCCGGTCGCATCTGCCATTACACCACAGGGGCATATTATACGAATTTCTTTTTCGGAACAGTTGGTTCTGGATTTGAAGTCAACCATTCACGTAGCAATGTAAACTCTGGTATCATTGTTGGATTTTCTACAAAGATTTCATGTTCCGGATTATTCATATATCGGTTCATGAAATTGATATAGAACATCAGATTACCATTACACGCTTCTATCGCTTCCTCTCGGGTATATCCCATCAATCTAGTCAGATGAAGGAAGTTTTCCCTATAGATATTTTTGTACCATCCTGCATCAGGACAGTTATGTCCAAAAAGAACATCATCGATTGTGAGATTCCTAATCATGATATCCTCTATTCAATTGGTACCGACGTAGGGAATCGAACCCTACCCAAGAACGGCCGTCCGCCGCCAAGAAGGGATATAAATCCTCCGTGCTCACCAGAGCGCGCCGGCTTAATTTGGTACACCTGGTGGGACTCGAACCCACGGTTTTTACTGCTTAAGAGGCAGGTCTATTGGCCGCTATAGAAACAGGTGCATAATTCATTTTTGTAGTATATTACTTTTTGTCTAGTTTGTCAACATTTTCTTTTAGTTCTGCTGCAACTTCATAGTGCATTGCCTCAAAACCATATAACCAGGCATCATCGAAATTCCCATCTTCGTGGGCTTCTTCTTGGGGTACAAATTTATTAGGAGCGTGTTTAACAAAATCCTTAACATATTCCAAGATATCTTCTGCCGCGGTAAGTTGTTCTAATGTATCAAACTTCATTATAAATGGCATAATATAATTCCTTGTTTTTAGATTGGTACCCCTAGCAGGACTCGAACCCGCAACCTCTAGTTTCGAAGACTATCACTCTATCCATTGAGCTATAGGGGCATTATACTTTGACACCGAACCTTGCATAGGCTTCAAGTTCTTGTTCCAACTCATATAACCTTCTCTCAAGGTCTTGTCTGGACATTTTCTTATATCTTGAAGTAAAAGGATTGGCAATTCCAAAATCCTCTGGAACTACGCCTTGGGCTAGTGCTTGATTGTACGGATGCATAGGATGATCAGGTTCAAGAGCATCACATCTATACATCATACTGCCACCAGGCTTGTACCATGTCTGAATGCTAATTTCTTTCTTCATAATCACACATCCTTGTGTTTTTGAGAATGGTGGGGCATGGAAGTTGCGAAAGTTTCCTACCTACGGCAGCTACGCCGTTACTCTTGATCGCACTTGAGTTAATGTCCCATATTGGCGGTTGCGACGGGATTCGAACCCGCACTGTTCTGATTGACAATCAGACGACTCCTGACCGTTGGTCTACGCAACCATTTTTGGTAGGCCTACCCGGATTTGAACCAGGATCAATCGCTAATCAGGCGACCGCACTTGCCAGTTGTGCTATAGGCCCATATTTGGTACTTCCAAAGAGAATCGAACTCCTGTACAACGGTTATCGGCCGCTTTCTCTGCCATTGAGATATGGAAGTATAAGTTTGGCGCTTCGGGAGGGAATCGAACCCTCTACGCCCGGGTCTTCACGCCGGCGCTCTCCCGGTGAGCTACACGAAGCAATTTAACATAATGGAGCCTCTAACCGGAATCGAACCGATTTCTATGGAGTACAAAACCATTGCATCGCCATTTATGCTTTAGAGGCATTAATCTTTCTTTTCAACCATCCAATAGAAAGAACATATCGTGTTCCTTCAATAATCCTCGTCACCGAATGACGATCAATATCTGGTCTGAATTTATGAATTCTACCAGCTTGGAATATTCCATTCTTCATAAAGTGTCCACCTCGAATTGAATCGGAAAGGACAATATTTACTCTATGATGTTCGTAATCCTCGTTTACCGGATCAACATGTTCGTCAATTCGTGATCCCTGTACATATTTCAATAAGTATACATCAAACAAAAAGCGATTACTAGAGAAAAAACACATTTTCTCGTAACCAGACCCTTGTCTTCCTGTTTCCCACTTAAAGAACATTATATACTCCGAATCATTGGTGCCTTCAACGAAATTTGAATTCGCATCCCCGGCCAACTGATGCCGGCGCATTAGGCCATATTATGCTACAAAGGCGTTGTTATGGTGCCTCTAGCAGGACTCAAACCCGCGATCTTCTACTTACGAGGTAGCTGCATTCTCTGCTATGCTATAGAGGCAAAAAGTAGCGGTGCCGGCACAGGAGTCAAACCCATCCTCCAGAGCCCAAAGGGACATCTAGTGTTCATTACGAGAACTTTCCGGCGCTATAATTAATACACTATGCGGTGGATTATATTCAAGGAAGTATGATACTAAACTTCTTTATCCAACACCGAATCGTATCAGCATAGTAATTGGTGGTTCCACCAAGAATCGAACCTGGATCGTCCGGCTTATGAGACCAGCGAGATACCACATCTGGAACCTTATTGGCGCTGCGGTGTAGGAATCGAACCCACTTCTTTGGTTTTGGAGACCAAGGCACAAACCAGTATACCAACCGAGCATAAAATGGCTCCGGGTGAAGGATTCTAACCTCCGGTTCATCCCGATAAAGGAATGCGTTCTCCATTGAACTAACCCAGAATAAAATGGCTCGTCGCCTAGGATTCGAACCCAGCACTACTTGGTTAACAGCCAAGCCTCCCCGCCTAGGGCAGTCGCGACGAATAAAAATGGACCTCTCGACAGGGCTCGAACCTGCAACTTGGAGTTTAGGAAACTCCTGCTCTTTCCTATTGAACTACGAGAGGATATTCATGGGAGCAAGGTATTCCGAACTACAAGCCGGACCCTCCACTCCTTGATAAATTGGGGTGATGCGCGGGAATTGAACCCGTCTCTAACTGTTTCACAGACAGTTGTGCGATACCACTACACTAGCGCCACCATAAAATTGGTGCCGGGCGGGCTGTGACACCCATTATCCTCTAGAAAGACCCAGCATATTGCTGAATTATCGCTTGATCGTATTGCGACACCCTAGGAGTGCCCATGAGCCCATGGGTAAATCATCATATTTGGTACGAGTGACAGGACTTGAACCTGCACGGATAAATCCATTAGTTTCTAAGACTAACGCGGCTGCCATTACGCCACACTCGCATATAAGTTTGCAACGATTGTGTCATTACCATCACAATCAATCGTTGACTAAAGTTCCGTCGCACTATAGTTTGCGCCAGAACAATTGGTTCCCCCCAAAGGATTCGAACCTTTTCCTACCGGGTTCAAAGTCCGGCGACCGCACCTAGCAATTAAAGGGGATTAAATAACAACCGCGTCCTATCCATTAGACGAACAAGGTATGAATAATTCTGTTCTTACGTATACATAAGAAATACATTTCCTGTTGCAACAAGAAATCTTTCAGAACGGCCTCGGAGGGCATATCTTCAAGTTATGTATGGGAATCGAACCCATATTTCGGTTTTTAGATCATAGAGAGCGTTCTACCACTAAACTAATATCCAGTTTTACCCGAACATATTGGATTTGAACCAATGCTTCTCCCGTATTATGGTGCCTCCGACGGGACTCTAACCCGTATGCCCGCCTTGAGAGAGCGGTATCCTATACATTAGATGACGGAGACTAATTCATTTCTATATTAATCCCCTTTAAACGAGGCAGGTTATAGAAAGTACCCACCTATATAACCTTCCGATCATATAGGCCTAATATGGTGGACCCTGTGGGAATCGAACCCACCTGAAATCCTGCTTGCAAGGCAGGCAATCACCCCATGCAATTCCAGGGCCCTGATATGGTGCGTTAGGTACGAATCGAACGTACAAGCCCGGAGGCGACAGTTTTACAGACTGCTGATTTAACCACATTTACCATCTAACGCATAAAATTGGAGGATCGGGTGGGACTCGAACCCACGGTGTTGTATAGCAGATTAAAAGTCTGCGCCGTTCGCCACTACGGTAACCGATCCATTTATTTCGTGACAAAGGCATACACAAACTATTTACTATACAACAACAATTGGTACTCCCGGTAGGACTCGAACCCACATAGTTCGGCTTAGAAGGCCGATGCCCATCCTTTGGACCACGAGAGCATAATTCATGAAAGAGAGTATGACATGCCATACATCATCTGTCAAGAGAAACTTTAAGACAACTAGCGAGAATAATGTCTCGCAACATTCTTATTCCATTCGGTACCCGCCGGTTGAACGGAGAATGTTTTCGGCCACTTAAGGGTGCGTAGCCCTATGGACACTTAACCAGCCCCATTGCTGGAGTTGTCATATACAACCGTTACCTCTCCCTGGGCACTTGTTGTACGAATTGGTACTTCCTGAGGGACTCGAACCCCCGATAATGCATCCGTGTAAAGGATGTGCAGTCGCCGCTGTGCCAAGGAAGCATAATAATGGAGCGTCCTGCGAGACTCGAACTCGCTTCTTTAGCTTGGAAGGCTAAGGCCACAACCTATAGACCAAGGACGCAATATGGTAGCAGGGGTGCGAATCGAACGCACGGAGTCATGCTTATGAGACATGATGGAATAGCCAATTCTCCGCTGCTATAACTGGTGCCCCTGAATGAACTCAATCACCCAAGGACATAAAATGGTCCGTCGGACGGGAGTTGAACCCGTATTGTTCTGCTTGAAAGGCAGGATTCCTAGGCCGTTAGAAGACCGACGGATATAATGGGAGCGGGTTGTGGAATCAAACCACAGTTGTCGGCTTATGAGACCAACCAGACCATCAGGCCTAGCCACCCGCGTAATAACTATATAATAAAACAGAGGGAGACTAGGCGATGGTCGATACGATTACCCTAATCAGATAAATACCCTCTGTTTTATCATATAGTTTGTTCACCCAGCAAGCCGCTTAAAAGGCGACCCACCAAGCAAACATACTATATGTTTACTTACCTCCGATTCTTACTCAAAGTGTTATCGCCACTTCTTTCAAGAGAAATTGACTGCCGAAGCAATCTTTTCCATCCTCGGGACGCCCGTATTGACTTTTTTAATGGTGTCAGCACCCACGTTGCGCTAACCATTTAGTTTTCGTATTCTACAACAGACGCTTTCTGTTGTCAACATCTTTTTTCAGTATCCGTAGAAAAAAGTTTAGCCCTCTTTTTAGGGAGGGCTTTATTAAAAGATCGGTATTCCGATCAATCTTTTAACAAAACCCTTAGCCGACTCTAACCACTTCCCACGCACCCTTGCCATCGAATGATGGATTATAATGGTTAATGAGTGTTGTGGTTTGCTGCATTGTTTTCATCGTAAGTATATATAGTATACTTTTTTGCTGGAGTCAAGCCTTTTTCGAAAATAATTTCACTTTTTTGTGGATTTATTAAAAAAGATGGGTTTATAGGCTCAACGCATGTCTGTAATATGACTTCGGCCGCCTTTTATCGCACCACCTCAATATCTGGTGTATTGTGGTATACACTTCAATACCGCCACGCTCAGGCATATACATTTTGATCTTCGTCCTTGAAATCGTATTTTTTCTCACCCAACCAAAATTCCACTGGCTTTACAGGACGAAAACAATGTGCATAATATCCTATATCCTTACCACCCGATCTATCAGGAATTTGGGTGACTTTGATAGTAGGACCAGGAGGGTATGATATTCCGTTATCACATTCCCAACCACCATAATATCCTACAAAACGAACATCGTATATATTGCCTTCAAAAAAGACAGGACCTGCGGTATCGTGCAATCCGCCTATATATACGACCTTGTCACCAACTTGAAATTTGCATTCCATTACTTCACCTGTTGACTGCACTTAATCTGCGCCATGCGATATTCATGGTCTTTTTCCGATAAAGGACGACCCACAGCCAGCATTAAACAGAAAATGAAAAAGGCAAGGACAGCACAGGCAGCATAACAGAATTGCGGATGATCATCAAACATGGACTTAATCCAATTCATGACCTTTTACCTCCAAAAGTTGATAGCCCCAGGCATTACACATTTTGATATTAAGGGCTTCTTCTTCCGCTATATCACGTCTTACATATTCCCTAATTACAGGAAACCCATTTTGGTCATAATCGGAAATTATCTTGATTTCCTTTGTGACTGGGTTTCGGACTGCGATTATGTATGACATGTTCCACTCCGAGGCGGTTGGTGAATAACAGGGACGTCCTTGCGTATATTCAACTCACCAACCGCCTCACAGGCTGTTACGACTTCTTCGTATACCGAATCGGTCGATAGGGGGCGGCAGAACCCACGATCACACCTGGGCGCGGATTGCTCTTGGACAGATCGGCAGCCTGGTTCATCTGGGCTCGGGTAGCCATATTCGCACGATGATTCGCACGCTTATGTGCCCGATTCAGCCACTTGGTCGGCCTCGGGATCGGGCGATCATCACGCATGAACTGCTCCCGATACTCCTTCATCGAAATGTTATCTTCCGTAAAGCGCGACACTGAATATCTCCTTGTGTGTTTACGTCAACTCAATAAAGCAATATTAACTCATACAGACTAGGTAGTCAAGATATTTTCTATCGCCAGCAACTTATTATTTACTCGGTAGAGGGTCGCAAGAAGAATGTCTTTGTTGGCATTCGGATTATATTGAATGTCGCTGATAACGCCTTCCAATTCATCGATAGGGTCGAATTCCTCATTCAATATAATGGATTCGATCACCTTTATCTTGGCATTATCACTTAAAGACATACCATTTCTCCAATCATTTATCTAGATATGATCACAATTTCATTATAAATCAATTGCTTCCAATGTGAAGTAATTTCTTCTTGGATATCCTTATCAATATCATCCCAAGAATTACCCAATCCACCTCTACTGGTAAGGTCTTTGATGATATTCTCTACCAGTCTTTCGGCAATCATTTCACAATATTCGCCGTGATAACTATCCATGCCACTTCTCCAATCCTTTATCAACACTATATCCACCACCAGACAACATACCACGTGCCTTGTCATAATCAGCGATCATCATACCATTTGATGTGGTCACGATCACATTATTGGTATACTTTGCAAGATATAGATCATCAATGGAAACATAGTTATTGACTGTCTCGCGATGATTTTCTATCCATGTCATGATTTCATCATTTCTGGATGATCTACCATCAATCACAAGATCAGGTGTTTCGGAGTCAATATGAAATTGACCTTTGAAACCCCACAGTCTCAATGAATCCTGGGCAGACAATCTCGTAGGCGTCAAGGAAGTCCTTCTCCATGTAGTAGAGAGAACAACCAATGCCTTGAATTCCTCGCACAATTGATTAATGAAAGAGATTGCGACTGGATCGGCGGTCGTCCACATTTTTCTACCAGCAGGCTTGTCAAATGCCTGATAGCATCTTTCATTGGTCAATGGTCCATCAAAGTCAAGGAAGATGATATTCCTTCTGACTGGTGGATCATATGCAGTCGTGTCTTTGATCCATTTTTCGTAATCAGCAGCGAATGATGGATCGTCATTCAATGACGGAGAAAGGGGTTCATACATATTATTCATTTTCTTTCAAAAAGGCAGTATATTCAATGATATATTCTGGAATGACTTCATACACCCAAATAGAGGCACCTTCTTCTTTTCTCACCTTGACCATAATAGGATCATTAACAATGGTATCGCCACCTTCGTTATATTGTTTTGCTGCAATCTCTGCGGCTTCATCATGATGATGGGCATATGTAATGTTTGGAAACTCCCAACTATCATTCTCCGCATCCCATCCTACGATGCATTCCCATTTAGGTGCACAAATATGATTTGTTTCCCAATAAAAATGATTGCATGTTTTACATTGTGGCATATTATTCCTGGCCTCTATAGAATCCTGGTGTTTTTTCTTCAACCTCAATCACATGGTTTAGGATATCTTTTAGGTTTGGAGAAATATGTTTCCATGTCTTATCTTTTGAAAATTCCATGTAGTGAATAAAAGAATGAATAAATCCATGGTCACCCAGGACTTCATTAACATCAACCACTTTAGATTTCAAGGCAACATATCCGAGCCAACAAAGACCATGATAGACTTTGGTTGTATCCTTGAGTTTTCCTTCAATATATTCCTTCAGTAATTTGGAAGGATATTTTGCATCATTCTTACCTGGATTAGACATTTCAAACCAAAATATACTTTCACCCATTTTTCTCTTTTTAATTATGTTTTCGGCATCTTTTTGATTTTTTGCCACAATAGTAGTACCAAAAGTGCTATCACTCAAATCTTTAGAATGCCTGTTAATAGGCACGCTTTTGGTTAACTTAATAGGATACGACGTACTAATCAAAGGCACTATTGCTATTCCTTATCAGATGCATAGATCGTATCCCTATAGGATACGGATACTACTTCATAATCAAATCCATGGAGAATACGTTCAATGTTCTCATTCGTATCTTCCACAGCAATCACAGGCTTATACTTACCAATAGTCCTCAACGCACCCATGAGAATTTCATACTCACATCCCTCTGTATCCAACTGGATGAAATCACATGCCTTGAGGGATAAATCATCGATACGGAGCTTTGGTACGAAACCTCTATTTTCATCCTGGACTACAATATTCATTCCTGGATTGGTAGCAATTCTACGTACAGGATACACCATTGAATGGGAATCACCCAAGCACGCCTGCATTTTCACGATATTCTCATGCTGACAGTTATTTGTCAAGCAATAAAAATTCAGGGAATCAGGCTCGAATGTATATACCAATTCAAATTCTTCAGCCAGGAGCCTAGGATGAATACCGCAATATCCACCAGCTTGGATAGCAACCCTTTTGTTTTTCAGATGGGTTGTATAGGCAGCATGACCGGATGTTTCCCATCCCTTGATAATGTCCTCGAAGGCATTATCTGGCTTGATTACCATCCAATCGTAATGTCTACCGAATACTGGGACTCTACGATATTCAACTAATTCCGAGAAGTTTGTCATATTTACCTGTTACTTTCTTTTTGTCTAATTTTACCACCTGATCAATTCTTTGACAGAAACGAGCCCGGCTATGACTTCTGCCTAGATGCCATTGGCTACATTTCCCACAGAGAAATACATTTAGGAGACAGTTGTTCATTTTCTTCGCCGCTATGATTGCATGTTGTTTGGTCTTGTGACCAACCTTTATACAACTCATTTTTCCTCACAAAGACTTTCTTGGGTCTAAGGTTTACCTTATCCCAGACTCGCATACCACCCCATGAGTCTGTGGATATTCCAGCGACTCTCTTGCATGTAAAACCTTTGGTGATACCAGTTTCTATCCATCCGTCTCTCCTATATAACTCACCGGTTCTTGGTAATTCTACCAATGTCTCAAAGGCTATAACATCATCGCTGTATTTTAGTCGCCAGTCAATAGAAACTTTTTCACGCCACAGTTTTACTACTTTCTGGGCAAAGTTTCTTACTGGGTATTTGTCTTCCTGTTTTTCTATATGAAAGAAGGTATTGTTGACTATGTTGTTTAGATGGATTTTACTACCTAGATATTCAAATCTACCAGGAAGATGCTTTGTTGCCGAACCACCAACAATAGCGCCATAGCATACACTTTCGCAATATACCTTATAAATTAGTTGGCGACCTACAAACCCTTTGGGTTGGGAATAGTGTATTGTCATCCAGTGTTTGAGTTGTTGGTCCGCCTTTGTGGTTGGAACCAAGAGAATTTCGCTTATGTCAATCCTTAATTTTCAATACTTCCACCAATTCATGATGGGGTGTAATCATCATACCTTTATGAAATTCGAGTAATCTCTTACCATCAATGTTTTCCACATAGCATGGATAATGTGTTTTAGATACCATTTCGGCAAAATCCATTGCTCGGGTTACATAATTGAACCCAGCAAAGATATAATACATTGTACTTCCGGGTCTACCGGAAGTCACGAAATATGTACCTCTCCAGGTGGCTGGTGTCATTACAAATTCTTCTCAATATAGTCGGCAATTTGATCGAAGGAATATGTTCTAGTTCCGCTACCATTTCCATCATTCATTTCAATCAATTTCCAATCGTCAAAGTCGGAGTAACTCAAACCAGCCCAATTCCGAACCTTTTCTGGAAGAACGGCGGCCGATCCATCATATCGAGTAAAAGAAACGGAATCTAGGACATGACGGCTTCGACTATCTTTAGTAACGAGAACGGGGACCCCATCCTTTACGGCAAGATCGCACAGGACGCCGAGACAACAGAACTTACCTTCGGATTCGAGATTCTTTTGGCCTTGGATATATTCACCAGAACGAAGGGCGTCAATCCACTTTTGCTTCACTTCGGAATTCATAATATATTCTCCTTTTAAATTTAAGTGTGAAGTAGGTGGAATTCTCAAATGAGCGTTTCATTCTATTGAACCCACTCCATGTTTACCGATCCATGGCCTAGAAATGTGTTTTGGAGGCGCTAACGGATTAAGCCTCTTCATTGAACATTACATAGATGTGTCATACCACAACGCTACTTCACTCTAGATATCATACACGAAAAAAGATAGGAATCAAGAAAATAATTTTGGATTCACCCCTTGACAAAACAGATTTTACCCCTTATATATCCATAATCCCTTTGGTTATACTACTTTACACTCCGGCTTTGTAAAGTCAAAGGGACATGGACCTACCATAGAGGGCTAATGCATAGGAGTCCACTATGTCATTAATGGGGCTTTCTACCTTTTTTCCTCTTCTGATACCAAGAAGTTTATACAGATCAACTCCTGTCTTTTCCACAAAAGCATCATACATCAAATCCTTTGTTGCATTTCCTTTTCCATGGAAGAATTTCTTGATAGTCCCAGGGGAGATAAGTGTAAAGGGAAGGGAATTCTTATAGAGAAAATATTTCATTAGACCGGTATTCTCTCCTATATTGAAGACTTGTCCTGTGGCAGCAAAGGCATAGTCTTCAATGAAAATATGTTTTATGGTAGATATTGGTTGAATTTGAAGGAGGGTCCATGTGGCAAGATTTTCATATCTCTGTTCATGGTTTTTCCAGTCTGACTGGATGTGTCCGGTTATGTTCTTGAATGTTCCGGTATGTTTTTTATTAGTTGTATTGAAATGAATCTCGGTTGAATGAAAATCAACCGAGGAGTGAATTTTACAAATCGATGGACATGTTAATGAATAATCTATACCTATAATCACTCATTATTTAGTACGGTCAATACTTACGGGTCCACCACTACAAATCCAAATGTATTTTTCACCATTATATACTTTTTTGGATATTCCTTTATCGGCCGCGAAACATATTATATCTGACTGTTCCCTGTGACCTTGTTCTTTCCCGTTATCATATCCAATGATATAACTACAAATCAAAATAATGGAAAATATGATAAATGCCCAGGTATTATCGGTCATCATCTACCTCCCAGGTACCTTTTTCATAATCCCAATGCCTATTATCATGAAAAGAAATGTCTAATGATAATGGGAAAATAGCCATGTCAAAATAAAAACCGGCGTGGCTTCCTTGATAACAATTAAGTCCTATGCCGATAAGGCGATTGGTTTTTGATAATTGGACTTCGAACGTCTTATTTTTAGATATATTCCAATATTTGTAGAATATATCCTTATAGGATGACGGTTTCCATAAAAAAGGAAAACTAATATAAAATTGGAAATTAATCATCACAGTTTCCTTATACTAAGAATTGCTGTTGCGGGATGTAATGCCATAGGAGAAAATGCACATTCCTGGTGCTTAGATGATGTGATATAGGTGATTTCTACATACACAGTTCTACCAGTATATTCTTTGGTAAATGGATCATATTCCCTCAGACGACATACATCACCGATCTGATAATCCCTATCCATTACCCTAAGATCATGTGTCTTTTCACCCTTATAGATAGGTTCGAATAGACCTACCCAGGACTTTAGATCGTGTTTTATGACACAAGAACAAGGTATACCATTACCACCTTCATTCATTAATGCTTCTGTTGCATCCATTTTATTCATTGTTTTTCCTTTACTTCAAACTGTTCCAATAAAGGTCTGATATATTTCAATCTATATTGCCATAGAGGATATTTTTCATCTGTCTTTGTAGAATAGCCTATACCATCGGGATCAACATCATCCCATTTACACATTAATCTGCAAAGTTTTTCTTCCAATTCATGCATTTTTTCGTACTTTCTCCAACCTGCCTTATCAAAAGAATTCATGGTTGGTATTACTTTATTGATCCAAATATCAATAGATTTTTTGGCAGCATCATGGAGGATTTTTTTCTTTTCCTCGTCAATCATATAGATTGTTCCCTATTCTTTTCTGTGCCATTTCGAAGTATTTCTCTTCCTTCTCGTATCCAATATATCTGCGACCCATGGAGGCAGCGACATAAGGTATTGTACCTGTACCCATGAATGGATCAAGAACAACATCACCAGGATTGGATGCAATCCTCATTAGATGCTCTATGATACCTAGAGGCTTCTGTGTCGGATGGTCAAGTCTTTCATTTCCTTGGCATATTCCACTTTCAAAGAAGTTATGCATGTCATTCTGTTTACCAAAATTCCATGTATGACCCTTATTCCAGCAACAGACTACCAACTCGACCGATTTAAGAAAAGAGGACTTACGTACCGAAGGTCCTGGATTAGTCTTGTGCCAACAGAAGAATTGGAATGTATCAAAAATAGGATCGAGTTTAGAATGCCATCTTCCGAAATCATTTGTACCTGTAAATATGAATAGGTTGCCTGTAGGTTTTAGAATACGAACAAAATCATCCGCCATATTGAGAGGATCACAGACATTCTGATCCCAATCAGCAATAGTGGTATTCATATCCTTTCGGGTCTTGAACTTGATATTGCCTTTCGAATAGGCTCCAATGTTATATGGAGGATCGGTGAATATGAAGTCCACTGAATCAGTAGGTAGTGTTTCTACCAACAGAAATGAATCACCATTAACTAGATGTGAGTTCATTGAATTTTACTGATTCCTTTTGAAATTCACCTTTTATTTTAATATAATTCACAGATTTGTTTGGCTTTATATATACATCAACAACAATACCATGATTATCGATAATTTCTGGTGTATTGTTAGTTTCATCACAAACTACCTTATATGTTCCTGTTATTTGTTTGTGATTTTCCAACCAAAAAATTTCATCTGTTATTCTGTGTTCGATTTGTTTCCTGGTATATCTATCATTAGGTTCATATAAAACGTATTCCAGGTTTCTACTAATGGCTTCTTCTATTGCGAGAAGCAATTTTCGGATGCGAATCTTTTCAAGGGATGAAGTTGATAACTCTTTGGCTGTAACAGGTAAAGGAAGTGTCGTTACAACCGCGCCTGCTCCTAAAAATCCTAATAGTGTTCGTCTATTAATTTGCATGAAATTCCTCCAATGTAAATCTACCTGGTTCCAACCAATTATTCAATGGTCGCACCCAAATCATACCATTTCCCGGTGTATTATTGAATGTAGTAATGCAGGTATACACAACCATAATACTCAGGTCTTCTGAATGTGTTGCCATATCAATGACTTGATACAACCCACCCTTCTTATGACGATATAGTTTTCCCTTTTCAGGATAATTTTTCATTATTACTAACCCTTTCCAATCCAATAAGAATTTTTTCTCTTTCTTCTATGGAATAATTCCTATCACATAATTCATTGTTGATTTCATCCAATAGTGTATTCCATTGCAATCTATATTCGTGTTTGGCCCCAGCGGAAAATCTAATGTAGGCGATCATTTCCTCTACGGATAAAATTTTCAGGTCCAGATTGTTGATAATTTTACCAACAAGTCTAAACTGTCCACTTCTCAATAAATATTGGATATATCCATAAATCAGTGATAGATTGCAATCAGTCGTCATATTGGTTACCTGCTGAAATCGATGCATCAATCTTCGCCCTACGGACATTAATCGACATGTTCATATATCCATCGGCGAGTCTATCGTTCTTGTTCTTTTTGGCCTCGATATATTTCTTAACGTATTCCATTTCGAGGGCATCAAAGAAGACTACCAAAGTCTCTAGAGGAAATTCGGCAACATCCTTGATGATGGAATTGAATTTTTTGGTTGATATATCTGTCATTCTCTGGTCATCCATGCAAGAGTAAATCCAGCGATAATGGAAAGAATTCCTATAGGCAGGAACCACCATGAATGTCCATGGAATGGAGTTACACACATTCCAATTCCGCCAACAACCATGATCAAAATTATAATAAAGGTAATTGCGTCTACTTCACCCTGCATTAATATCCTCCTATCAATGCGTTAATATCATATCCTTTTTCTCTTGCATATTCAAGGAAATATAGGCGAAACTTCTCAATCCAAGGTTCGAATTCATCATATCTACCGAAAGTATCTTCCCAATATTTTCTGTGTTTATTGGTTGCAAGATATGCCTGAATTTCATCATCAATAACAGAATTATGATAACCCATATTTTTGATTTTATCATGTAAATATTGCCATAATTCTAGTGTGGAACTATCTGCTCCTCCAAATTCGAGCATTAATTTCCACATATGTTCTTGATATCCTTCTTTATCTATATACCAAAATGCATGGGCAAATTCATGCTCCACCACATCATCCACCACATCATTATAGGTAGCAATTATGTGAAAATTTGTATCGGGTTCCTGTCTAAAATCTAGGAGGAATCTTTCCTTGACAAGAAGATCATACTCGAATATATTCAGAAATTTCCAGAGTTTGTCTCCTGGGATATTAAAACCACTCCAATCGGATGTATATGTAAAATTTCCATATCTTTTTGCATAAGCATCCATAAACTTCTCTAGTGAGAAATAGTTACCTTTGATGCCAGGGAGAGGAGATTCAATGAATTCTGCGGCTCGGAGAAAAGAGGAAGTAACCTCATATTGAGTATCAGCAATAAACAAATGGATTCGGTCAATTGATATCTGGAACATTATATAGAGTCCTTCTAAATGTTTTCTTCGTTGATTATTACTTCCATTTCTCTTATTTTACAACATATGGGAAATGATGCCAATTTAGGCACCGTTATCATAAATTCATTATAATGATGCATTAAGAAAATGTCAACATCATTTTCTCGGTTACAATTTTCAGGAAGATATATCTTTAATATACCATTTAACTTATCCCTTTCGATAATCCTGAATATTTTAATATGGTTATTTACCGGATTGATTCTAGGTTTCTTATTCTCGTATTCAGGTTTATGATTGGCGAGCAACCATTCATGCGCCTCTTGGATGAACCTAAATTGTTCTGGAGCCTCTGGAGAAGGATTTAGATCGGGATGATAACATTTGACTTTTCGGCGATAATTATGACGCAATTCATCCAATGTATATATAGGCTCTACTTCTAGAGCAATATAATAGGCATCAGGTAGTTTCATAGATAGTTGCATCATATCCTTTGGCTGCTAGTTTATCAGCCATTTCCTTTAGTCTATCGAAAGGAAATCTAGTCTCTATTATTATTGGTATTTTACCAGTAAAAGGCCTAGGAGGAAGACCGAAAAGAATTAACATCTGACCAATAATTCAGGAGGTGTATGGGTATATGACCATTGAAGACCATTTACAGTATATGGCTCACTGATACTAATACCATTACCTGGTGCTATATGAACCTCATTCAATAGCTGTTGGTGATTTTCATCGCCCATGGATGGATCGATTTCATGTTTGAATACCAAATTCAAATGCCTCTGGATCAACTTAGCCTGCTCGGCGCTAATATGTTGGGTACCAAATTGATCGCCTCTCAACTCAAAGAAACCCTGTAGCCAAAAACAAAAATCTCTGCTGTTCATTTCATAATCTCCTTTTCTATTTCAATCAATCTTTTGTTGGTTTGATCGGTAGATACAATCAATTTATCAACACTGGTATGCATTGATATTGCTCTATTATGGATATCTGTCATAATCCATAGATTGATGATAATCAAAATCAGGATTAATACTTTAATCATTCTTCCAACCACTTTACTGTTGTTGCTCCTTGATGACCATGAATGATCAACAAATCCTCTACTGAATTAAAGAAGGTACTGGATGCTGTGGCCGTAAGCCATCGCATTGCAACAGTACCATCAGAAAATACTACTCCTTCTGCTACATGTCCGGTTCCTGATATACCATGAACATCCACATGTCTCACTAGATGAAACTTTCTCATTTTATATGCCTCTACTCCATTGTTTATAGTCATCATGACTGTTCCGCTACCTTTGGGAAATGTTGTCATATTTCACATCCACCAGATGCACAGTCGACCAGTTCACCGTCTTTGATTTGATCCTTCATTTCTGCAAACAATCTAACTGCCTCTTCCTGAGAAATAGGTGTCAATGGAGGTGCCTCAATTTCGCCCTTTTCGTTGACAAATCCTCTTGTTCCTTCTCTGTAGAATGTAGTACCCTTTAGATAAGGAAGATATTCTAACCAGATTTCCTGCATCTTCTCCTTGGGATAATCATTTGCCATGTTGATTGTCTTGGATACCGCATTATCAACATGAGCCTGGATTACCTTCTGGACTTCCAAGTGATCACGTACATCTAATTCATGGGAAGATACGAAATGGGAAGTATCCTTACCTTCTTCCAAATACTTCTGGAATAGAGGATGAAATACTAGTTCCTTTTCTCTCGCACCATTCTTCCAGAAGTGTCTCCAATAGGCAATAGAGAACATAGGTTCGATGCCTGAAGAACAATTATCCGAAAGAATTGATACTGTACCTGTAGGTGCATTGGTCAGGATTGCACAATTTCTGATACCGTGTTCCTTGATAAGAGACTTGATACGCGGAGGAAGTCTCTTGACAAATCCTGTCTCTACGTGTCTATCTGGCTGACATAGAGGGAAGGCACCCTTTTCAATTGCGAGCATTACGGACGCCTCATAGGCAGTCTTTGCAATTGTTCGGAATAGCTTATCCGTGAACTTGTTGCCTTCTTCTGATCCGTATCTGTATCCCAACATAGCCAGCATATCAGCAAGACCGGTCACGCCCATACCAATTCTTCGGAACTTGTTTGAAGTATCCTTCATTTCTGGTAGAGGATAGTGATTGACGGTCAGGACGTTATCCAATGCTCTTACGGCAAGTCGAATCGTATCACCAAGAAGTTCATAATCAATTTTTCCGTTTTTAACAAATCGGAACAATACAAGATGACCCAGACAACATGCATCATAGGATGGCATTGCAATTTCACCACAAGGATTTGTAGTGATTCCTTTATATTGTTCGTAAACTCCATCAGGACTATAATCAATATGATTGT